ACAACGAGAGAAAAAGCAATTAAACTTTTTCCTTGTCAATCAGAACCTCCTTTGCAATATTCTTTACTATTTTGTCATGTTTTTTATCGTCATTTTCAGATGTTGAACCACCCATCGCTTCTAGCAATATATTCTGGTAATCCATGTGTTTCTTGGTTTCTGTATCTTGTGAGCTCGGATTCTCTTCTCTCCATTGAGGCAGTTGTTTTATATTTTTATTCTCAACTCCCTTTATGGCTTTCTTTATTTTCACGTTTTCAGTGTTCTCCTTTTCCCAGGCATCCTTGTCCTTCACATACAGTGTTTCTCTCTTCAAGTCACTGCAATGAATCGGTCGTTTATTGACATCTAATTCCTTTAGATTCCTCAAGAAGATTTTGCTCATACCTTCAGTATATCCCACTCTTCCAATCATATCCAAATCCCCCAGTTGCAATTTAATCTGATTCACAAAATCGTCTATGTTGAGTGCATCCTTGCACGTTTCATTCAAAAAGAATTGCAGGTTAAAATTATTTGTTTTATTGTTGCAGTTTGTATTTCCACTATTTGTATTTGAACCAATCTTACCAGCCATTGCAATCATTTGTTTATTCTGTTCAACAATTAATTCTTTAAATTCATGGTTCTGTTTTAACAGTTCAATGATTATATTATTTGATGCATCTACAATTGGCGGCGCTTCTTTGCAACTCTTCTTATGAGACCATAATCCTTGGCGATGTTTATATTCCTTACCACATTCGCATTGAAAAAACTTGGCGTTTTTTGGCATTATTTTGTCATCATTTGTCATCTTTTTGTCATTCCTTTTATGTTTCAGTGTCAAAATATGTCTTTCCCATTCACTTTTCTTAGAGCATTTAAAGTCACAGCACTTGCAAGTATATTTCTCGGCGTTTTCTGGCGCTAAAATGTCATTCATTTGTCCTATATTAATAGGACAGAAAAAACGCCTAAACCTTTTCTGCAAATAATGTTTAAAAATATGCTCACACTTTTTTCATACTTTTTTTCACAATTTAGAGCATTATGCTGCAAAGTGGTTCTGCAAAAAGTGATATTCAAGATTCCTTTCGGTTTTCGGAAAATGGACATTTTTTTTGTCCTTTTTTCATTTTTGGAATCACTTTTGACCCCCTGAAAATTGCAATCTTCTCTAAGCCCTTTTGGGAATATATATATATTAATACAGTGGAACCCCACATGGCGGGCCTTATTGGCCGCCTTTTGTGCCGGGTTTTTCGGGGTGCCGTGTTTGGGCGCCATGTTTGGGCACCATTTTGCCCACCATTGCATTTAATGCAAATACCAGAAATGAGTGACAAAACCAGATATCGCTCACGAAAAAAAATATACATTATTTAAGTTATTCGGGCATTACAAGTAAAATTTCTATCTAAGCTAATCTAATTTTTATGGGTTTTTTATTTTTTAATCCTTCTTGACCTCCTTGGCAGCCTTGGCCGCGAGCTTCTCTTGCTCCTTGATCGCCTTGGCCGCGAGCTTCTCTTGCTCCTTGGCTTCCTTGGCGGCGAGTGCCTCTGCCTCTTTGAGGGTCTTGGCAGCGAGTGCTTCCGCAGCCTTGGCTTCCTTGGCAGCAAGTGCCTCTGCCTCTTTGAGGGTCTTGGCAGCGAGTGCTTCCGCAGCCTTGGCCTCCTTGGCAGCGAGGAGTTCAGCAGCCTTGGCCTCCTTGGCAGCGTGGAGTTCAGCAGCCTTGGCCTCCTTGGCAGCAAGTGCCTCTGCAGCCTTGGCTTCCTTGGCCTCCTTGGCAGCGAGCTTCTCTTGCTCCTTGAGCGCCTTGGCGGCTGCTTTCAAGGCCTTCTTGCTCTCGCTGCTTCCGACGCTCACAGAATCGGCCTCTGATCCAGAATCGCTGACATCGGAAACATCCTGCATAGGCTCAGCGGCAACAGGCGCGACCTCCACGATCACCTCCTTGGCAGTAGCTTTGTTTGCCTTCTTGGTAGCCTTGGCGGCTTCCTTGGCGACGAGCTTCTCCGCAATCTTGGCAGCCTTGGCGGCTTCCTTTGCAGCCAGCTTCTCCTCTTCCTTGGCAGCCTTGGCGGCTTCCTTTGCAGCGAGTGCTTCCGCAGCCTTGGCAGCCTTGGCGGCTTCCTTCTGCTCCTCGGTCATCTTCGCCTTCTTGGGCTTAAGGGCACGCGCTTCCTTTGCGGCAAGCTTTTGCTCCTCGGTCATCTTGGGCTTACTTACAGCATCCTCCGACATCGTCAGACCCAACATGGCCAACGCCTCCTCCTCGTTGAAGCCGTATTGTGCCGCGCATGCAATCACGGTCTTCTTGCTGACCTCTTCAGCAAGCGCCTTCATGCCGGCATTCACACGTTTATTCACAGTCACAGTCATAGCGCTCATTGTTGATACAGTTGATGGTTTGGGGTTTGATACCATTCACTTTTCTCCTCAATAAGTTTTCAATTTTTTTTTACTACACTGCAAAAAACATTTCACTTCAAAAAAAATTTGAAACATTTTCAAGAAAAAAAAATTCAAAAAAAATGCACCCATGCATCCACTTTCTTTTACACCCGTGCAACGGATATATTTCACCATGCAACCATGCAACCACACATTCAACGGATCTATTTCACTCATTTATCATTTTACCCCCTTTATTGGAAAGCCAGAAATGAGTGATGATTTGAGAAATGAGTGACAAAAATACCCACCATAAATGCTCTGATTTTTTAAATACTTATACTACAAATATTTGAAAAAAAATACATTATTTAATTTAAGTTACAAGATTAAAATTCTAAGTTAATTTTTATTTTCTTTTTGGATTTTTTTTTTTGCATCTATCTACGATTCCTCTTCATCGTCAGACTCTTCCACCTCTGACTCCTCCTCTAGCTCGCACTCCTCAATCACTTGCAGCGAATCGTTGAACACTCCCACGCAATCTTGCGTCTTTGCGTCATACAACACATTCGCCTTGGTTCTCAGATAGGTATTGCCCTTGAACTCAAACTTGGTTACTACAAGCTCTTCCTCCTCCTCCTCCTCCTCAGGAGCTGGCGTAGGCGCGGGAACTGGAACTGGAGCAGCTGCCTTTTCCTTCTTGGCTTTGGGAGCAGCCTTGGCAGCCTTGGCGGCTTCCTTGGCAGCCAGCTTCTCGGCTTCTTTGGCAGCCTTGGCGGCCAGCTTCTCCTGTTCCTTGGCAGCCTTGGCAGCCGCTTTCTCCACATCCTTTCCCTTCTTGGATGTCACTTCCAACACTGGAACCGAGGCTCTGGCTGGGGCCTCGGCACGAGGAGACGATGCCTTCACTTCCGAGATTAGAGTTGCAAACAGATCCTCAGTGGATGACACTTCAACGGCCTTTGGCGCCTTCTTCGGTCTTCCACGCTTCTTGGATCCCGCATCGCTGTCCGTATCCTTGGAACCCTCCTTCTTGGGTCGCCCCCGCTTGCTTTCTGGCATCGCAAAGTGCTCCCGGTTGAATGTCACGTTGAACTTGGCTACTTCCGCTAGCACCTCTTCTTCCGTTATCTTCAACTTTTGCATCACTTTTGCGTATGCCACTGGCGCACGTCCCTTTGGATCTCTGAACTCTATTCCTGCTGTGAATGCTGTCATCCGGTCTTCTATGCTACCGCAATCTGGCTTTCCCGACGCATTCTTGTCGCATTGCTTCTTGCATCCCGAACAGTATCCCGATGACACCTCGTTCATGCATTGGCTCAGAAGACCGTGGTTTTGCTTCAGTCCCTGGCAGCATCCGTCCTGCACTGCTCCGCTGAAGGGCAACGCCACTTTTCGCTTCTCACAAACCACTTTTTCCACAATCTTGCGCCCCTTTTTTTCTACGCCCCCACCAGACAACAACACTACCGCACCTATCTTGCACTTTGCATCCAATGCCGAAAAACCATACGCACGAGCGCACAATTCTATCGCATCTGACTGAACCTCCTTCAGCATTGCCGTCATACATCTTTCCATTGAAACTACGCTCATTATTAAATTTAATTTCACCTTTTAATACTTTTACCTTTTTCATTTACTTCTCAACACTTTTCAATTTTTTTTTTCTTTCACCCTCTTTATGATTCGCATTTAAAAAACTGTGGGGAACCCAGGTTCCCCTACGACCCCTCCTGCAAAAAAATAGCCGTTATTTTTATTTTATTTTTGTTTATTTTTATTTTTGTTTATTTTTATTTTTTCCGTTTTATTTTAAGCGGTTTCCTCTTGCTCTTCTTCATCTTCATCCTCATCTTCATCGTCGCTATCAGATACGCTTGATCCACCATTTTGCGCATTTGCGATTTCAGCTTCAACCAAATCTGCAACGTCAATATTGTTATCAATGCGCCACTGCTTTTCAATCATTTCCAAGCGATTTTTTACAGCGGATCCTTGGCAATTTCGTATATCTCCTTGGCTAAGAGCGTTAAAGCTTGCCGGCTCATATCTGCGATCATATAGTATTTTATTTACATACCAAGAAATGGCCGATGGAATTGTTCCAGATGTCACCCAAGCGCATGCAGACAATCCCAGCGCGCCGCTTAGTTTTCCATATCGCTTCTGTGGTCTGAATGATGTTGAATCAATTGCATTTCGCAATGTGGAAAAGTATGATCTGAAGAAATTAAGAACATCATCCTTTTGTTCGGGAGAAAGATCGGTATTCAAATATTTATTGTTCAATTCATAAGATGTATTAATGCAAGCGTGCCCGCCTTGGTCTCCATCACGAGTAGCAATAGACAAAATTGCGCCAACCATATCGCCAAGTAGCTTTCGGCTTTTCCCCGTTCCAATTGGCCCAACAAATCGCGCAAAATCTCCGCGCAAATCAACATGATTCTTAACCTCGTTCATATAGTGCATCACAGGTGAAATTCTAAGCCGAGAATGGAATTTATCATTGTCTCCCAACGGTTTCCCACTATTCAGCCGATTAAAGATTTCAGCCATTTCCCTCGCAGAATCCGCGGTGCATTTAAAGATTTCTACTGTCACTTGATAAGTAATAAATGCGGTCTGCAACCTTTGCGACAATTCGGAATATTTTTTTCCATTCCCGATTGAACCCACCTCGCATGCAAACCCATCCATTAAATACTCCTGTAATGCAGTCATGCGCGTTTGGCCCTCTTCCACGCTATAATATTCGTCGCCATTTTTATTATGACGCGTCAGAATAAATGCATTAATTGGAAAATCTTTCAATACGGAATCCACAAGCAACTGCTTTTTATGCAAACTCCACGATGGAAATCTTTGATGTTCCTCAATGCGATAAGTAAGATTGGATTCCACTGGTGCATCACCTGTTCCTCTAGCCATGAATAATTCAGGGCTAATAAAATCCCCCAGAATAAGTTGAGTAACTTGACGACGTTTTGACATTGTTATTAATAAAGAACTGCTAACTAAGATGTTATTAGTTTATGAAATTACAGAGCATTTCAATTTTTTTTCAAATAAAAAATACAAACAAGTATTTCTGTTTTATTTTTTTTTTATTTTTTCTGTTTTTATTTTCTGTTTATATACAAAATATTTCTATATAACAACGTTAGACCACTTGCAAACTGATACATCGTCGTAACCAGACGATTTGATTTTTTCATTTTTATTGGTGAAACTATTAGGAGCAACTCGTTCAACACCCGCTGCGTCAGTCCAATGAAAATCCCACTCTTGTTTCCATCTAGCCTCTGCCATATCCGCAATCTCATTGGCAGACTTGGATGCCAGGAAAAGCATGTCAGATTCGGCGTCGGGGCCTTCGGTATTCACCATCTCCCACAATCCATCGGACCCGCCTACAACAGACACCTCCTGTCCAGGGCTAAAGAATACAACATTTTTTTCAGGGCAGTATCCAGTCACATCATTGTGCCCCAAAGACTGAGTTATCGCAATTATTTCTAGATTTTCAAAATGAATATATTCTCCTTCGCGCAATCTCAATTTTGTTGTCCCAAAAATCTCGGGAATTGGTGCACACTTTTGAACAACGACCCTTTTTTCGTCTATTCGCAATTTTAATCTTTCTTTCTCAAGCGGATTTGACCACTTGTGAGGCGTGCTTATATATGCGAGTTGTTTATCAATAAACACAGCTATCTGGCTATCACCAACCGTGCAAGTTTCAACTCTATTGTGGAACATCTTGGCCTGACAATATGTTGCGCCAGAATTTCCATAAAGAAACTTATATTTTGTTGTATATCTTATCAAATCCTTAAAAGAATCTGATGCCGCCATAATCTCATCCCATTTTGCCCTTTTTAAAATATTTATAAAATGATCAGCTCCATGCCCATCGCACCCAACAAACCAATCAAACGATTCTTCCTTAACTAATTTTTCTACTCTGCCGCAACACGCATAATCTTGATTCTTATCTAGTCCTCGCACATCACATGCATTGTAGTTTGGAGCGAGTTGGAGCAATAGCGGAGGTGAGTCACTAGAATCCGCGACGTTAGCGAAAGATTCCGCGCATTTTAATAAAGGTTCTTCTTGAAAAGCAGCCATTTTGTTCTTGTATGGTGTTGTATTTTTTTTATATTAAGTTTTCAATTTTTTTTATGGAAAATTTAATATATATTAAGTAGCTAATGTAAATTACTACTTCATTACTCTTAAAAAATTACCTTTTACTATGTTAGAATTGCGGGATTGCTGTTGTGATTTTGAACGAATATATACTGGAACTGTTTTTGCCTTGGCTTTTATATATTCAGATGATGCAGCGCCATGATCAATTCTGTCATTAACCGTTTCGCCGCGCCTAACTTTTACTAACATTAAACCACGCTTTCTGCAACATCCTACGCATAAACACCCCAAATCAATATAATGGTCCATCTGAATTTCATTTATATATTGATTGTCTAACGCAACATCCGTGTAAAATATATATTCTTCCGGTGTAAATGTAGCTGCAACGCTGTTGTTCATTTTACCTTTCCAAAAATCTATGTATTGTTTTCTCTCGTCGGGTGAATAATAATACTCCAAATTACTGTCGTTTTCTATCATTCCTAACAAATTAACTGGTATGCTATACTGTTGTTTAAATAAAGAAAACAACTGACTTATTGGTTTTTTACTTGTTTCATAATCATTAACAATAAATATTTCCACCCCAAGTATATTTTGCAAAATATTTCTCCAGTCGCCGGAATCCTTTAAACGGATTTTAAAATACTTTATTCCATCAACTTCCGCAGAAATGAATCTGTTATTAAAATCAAATTTTTCTGGATATGGCACTTGATATTTAGATCTAAAATTATCATTTGTTTGCAGGTATGGAAATACCTGGTTGAATCTTTTAATAACTCTAGATAAATCAAATGTATTCAATGTTTCAATGGGAACATTAAAATGAAAAGAGTGTATATTTTCAAAAAATGTAGATATTTTTTGCTCTATCGGGCTTCTATAAATATCAATTACACACACATTTTTCCCCAAAAATTTATTATATTTTATTATATCTAAAACAGTGACATCTGTAATTTTATACAATATTTTTAACATTATCTCGTTATGCAAATGTAAAACTGTAAATTTTCCACAAGCATTTATGCGTATAGATGAAACAAGCGTGGTTGATCCTACCTTTGGAGGCGTGTAAATAAAAATAATATTTTTATTTTTCTCTATACTAAAATCATCACTAATTCCTAAACTTTCATTTACATATTTCATCTTATTCAAATAGGTTTGGTTTGTGAAATCCTGTGTCGTCATATATATATTTACCATTATTATGATATAATTATTTAAACTAAAATATAATTATATATAAAATGACATTGGAAGCAATTGTTGCATATGACTCAAACAAAGGTATTTCTAAACATGGTTTAATACCTTGGAAAATATCGGATGACATGAAATTTTTCAAAAATACCACTATTAAAAATGTTGTTATTATGGGAAAAAAAACATTTGAATCACTAAATAATAAGCCGTTAATTGATAGATTAAATGTAGTGCTTACTAATGCTCCCGAAAAGTATTTTAATTATTCTATCATGTATTCTAATTTATTATTTACTGACAATGAGAATATTCATTTAGATATTATAAGAAATGCAAATGAATATTGGTTTAGATATATTTTTTTAAATAAACAATTTAAAATATTCTATATTGGAGGTGAATCTGTTTATAAAAAATTTATTCCGTTATGTAAAACAGTGTGGGTAACAAAAATAAAAGAGAACTATAATTGTGATTTATTTTTTACACACGATTTGGATCACGATGAAAATTTTACACACAATGAAGTAATTAATGCTGAATTATTTGACATTATTAAATATACTCAAATTACCGAAGGTGGAAATTAAATCTCCGCATTTTGTTTTACCTTTTTAATGAAATGTTTATTCATGTGTTTTTGTAAAGTAAAATATGTTAATTTTTCATTATCTGGAATACCTAATAAATTTTGTAGCTTCTCATCCGGATGAATAATTTGACTGTTTTCATTATTCTCTAAATTATTCTTTTTAATATAATCAATCAATGATTTTGTAACAACTGTGCGAGCAATTTCACTGCCCTTTTCTTTATCCATAAAATCGCACAATTCATTCGTCACCTTTGACGGGGTTGCAAACCCGGATGGTTTCTTATTTCCCTTATTTCTATTCTTATCAACCTCCTTCTTCATTGCCTTGAATTCGCGTTTTACATTTTTTTCAACTAGTTTAAGTTGCTGGTGCATGTTTGTGATTTGCACTCTAAAATTATTCAATACGCCTATAATATTATCAAATTGTTCATATATAGCCAATTGTGTTTTTTCAGATGGTTCCAATAGTGTATTTGTTGCATCTTCAGAGATTACGTGATTCACTTCCATTGATATTACATCTTATGTAAGAGACTTTAAATAAGTTTAAAAACAAATAATAAAATTGTAAATTATTTGATTTGTTCTTCTACTTTCTTCTATTCTTTCTTCCTGCTCTAGAATTGTTACGCTGATCTCCCCTTCTTCTTTGCGTTCGTTTTTTACCACCAGCCCTTGTATTTTCTCGTTGTCCTCCCCCTCGTCTTGTTGCACGAGACTTGCGTTTTCCGCCGGTTTGCCTATCTGGTGGTTCCATATATATTTTATATTAGTATTTTAATTTTTATTTATAGTAAAAAATCTAAAAATAAAAACAATATATTCACAACTATTTATTTGCTATTTACGCACTATCCTTATTTACCTTGGGAGGTCTTCCGCGACCCCTGCCTCCTGCAGTGGCAGGACCCTTTCCGCGTCCAGGTGCAACCATGGTCCATTCTGCTCCTTCACGAGGACCAGAACCACGGGCGCGAGGGGCTGGGGTATCAGAGGCCGCCTCACTGGGTGGCTTTGAAGACCTTGGTGGCTTAACCTCGGGGACGTCCTCAACATCCTTTCCATCCGCGGACTTGCTATAAGTGACGCGTGTTTGCCTAAAATCACGGCGTGTTTCACACATCAACTTTCCACCATTAATACCACTCACATCTCCTGCCTGATACTCGTGAGCTCCTCCGGGAGTGTGGTCCAACTTAAATGAAACATACTCACCTTGAACCAAATACTTGTATTGCTCTGAGCCCACCATAACTCCACTATGATGGACAAAAATATCGCTTCCAGCGCGAGCGCTGTCAGTGACTGTGATAAAACCATAACCAGCCTTGTTATTAAACCACTTGACGCGTCCTACTAGACGATCGGAGGGTGTAACGAGTGTGGGTGTTCCAACGGGTTGTTCGCTTGACATTATAATGTAATAAGGTCACGAGTCTTTATATAGTTTTACATAATGATTATTTCGTGCAAAAAAAAAATATATACAAAAGAAATAATTATATATTTTTGTTCTTTCATGTTTTTTTGTTCTTTCATGTTTTTTTTGTTTCTTTATATTTTTTTTGTTTCTTTTGTGTTTTATTCACTGTTTGTTTTTGGCCACACCCTGAGCAATGGCCCAGGAAGTCCAACATCTTGCCTTGAATTTTTATAAAGGAGCCACGCGAGCGATGTCTTTGCATCAGCAATCCGACAAAGCTCCTTCTCAAATGTTTCCACAGGATAAAACTTCAGCTGAATTTTCTCGTTTGAACCAATTTCACCAAACTGCTTTTGTTTCATTTCTTCTATTACATCCGATGAAATGTTGGTTTTCCATACAGCCAAATGAACGCTTTCATCGCATCCGCCACCAGACAGTGTAAATTTACCCAACTTTTGGAAATCTTCGCTTTCCTCGTCAAGTTCCAAACCTGTCTCCTCTTTAATCTCAGACTTTAGAACTTGATTTACGACCATATTGCCCGTGCGGTTGTCAAACATTCCAGCAACAATCTCCTCCTTATAACCACACGTTGGAATTCTTGGTTGATTGGTCAGTAAAACATGTTCCGCATCATTTTCATCGCGCGCGATAATTAAAACCGCACCGCAATCTCCCCTCAGGAAGACAATGCTGTCAATTGGTTCGCCCAATTTTGTATAAACATTGCACTTGAATTTCAGGAATCCAAGCTTATCTGGGTTTGAGCTTGGTCCAAAGAAATCAACGTCTGTGATATTAATAGACCTAAGATCAAACTTGTCTAGAGGAAATGTATCTAGCCAATTCATAAACTTTGGGGCCATACAAATCGTCTCAAATGATGGACGAACGCTTGATCTATCAGTTGTAATTCTGATTCCACGATACCCAAACTCACACCTCTTCAAATGCGCGTCATAAAACTTGAGCGACGCGATTCTGATGTATTTGAAACACACGCACAGGCCGTCCCAAATAACGAGTGTGGCCATAACTGCATTTACGATAAATTTAATCGCTATGCTCTTCATATTTTGGGGGATTTCAATTCCGTTCATTGTGGCAATGGTTAAGTAATTATATTTTGCTGTTTTCGGTTTCAATTTTTTTTGTTTTGCAAAAATTATTGAGATTTCCAACAATAAATTAGAAGTAGCGTTATTCCTCCAAATATAACTACAACGACTGAAAATACTACGGCCATCTGTAACGCGTTGCAAATACATTCGTAAAAATCATATACACATCCTCTATTTGAAATTGTTGCAGATTTTACTGCTATTTCTTGAATAATATCAACATGTAAAGGATTTTCAATATCCATTAACTACTTAATGTATGAAATTTTTATATCGTATTCAATATGCTAATTAAATAGCTATAATCGGGCGTTTCATCAAATTTCAATTGCATGCAGTAATTCAAATACTTTATTAGCGCTTCGGGGGTTTTTGACCATTCTAAAATACACATTTTTTGCATTTTGATTATTTTATTTTCTCTCGGCAATTGCCAGGGAAGACTTCCATTTACAAGATACAAAATAATATATGCCACTGAAATCAAGTCATCACGCCTGCTCGGTTCAAACCCATTATGAACATTTAAACTTACATAATTCGGCGTTCCTATTATTGTCTTGCCAGTTTTCATTTCTATATGTCTATTATTTTCATCCATATATTTTCTACACAAACCAAAATCTATAATATAAATACTGTCCCCGTCTTTTCCAAAGACGAAATTTTCTGGTTTTACATCTCTGTGTATAAGACCTTTCTCATGAATGCATTGCAATATCCTTACTATCTTTCTACCAATCAACAACGAATCAACGAGAGAAAAAGTATTTTTAAAAAGGGACCCGCCCAAAAGCGGCAAAACCATATAATTGTATTCATCTGTTGAGCCATACCATTTTACTTGTGGAATCCCGGGAGCTTTACCAAGATATTGATATATTTGGGCTTCTCTCTTTAGCATCTTAGTATCAGACGAAATTAGTTCTATCTTGACAGCAACCGCTTCTTTTGTTCTAATATTTTCACCCTTGAATATAGTTCCAAATTCTCCATTTCCAATGCGTTCTATTAATTTATATTTATTTGCAATTATCATTCTTGCAATATTTTATAATAATTTATAATATTGTTTTTAATATAAAATAAAATTGAATGAGTAATTCAAGAATAAGCACGTTTAACCACACAATATGACAGACAAACACAGATTTATACCCAATATATTAAAATTATCGCATTCGCAAGATATAGAGGTGGCTGTAAAAGAGTGGTATTCATATCCACTTAACGAAATAGCCGTTCCAAAGCTATCACTGCAGTGTGCGTGTAATGCATGGATGACACATTCATTTACTTATATAAACAGTGTAACTGGGCACGCCATTCTACTTGGACGCGTGTGTAAAACAAAATTAGAGCAATCCAAGAAAAAAGGAACGCGTAATAATGAAGACGCATTTAATCATGATGAACGAGTAACCTACACTAATATTAGTGACATGGATAGTTATTCTGCCCAAGTTTTGCGCAAAATAATAGAAGATATTCGTCGCCAAGTCTTGGCGACATATCACCTTGAAAGCCTTATGAATTTTAAACAAATGTTAATGTCATTTCCAATTGACACAAGTGAAGTCGTTCAATTGATTAATGATAAAATTCAAAATTGTCGCGAAGATATAGAAAGAGATAGGCAACGCCGATTGCAAGAAGCGCAAAGGCGAGAACAAGATCTTCAACAACAACGCGAGCTCGTGGAAGAACAGCGACGAATTCGGAGAGAAGCGGCACAACGCGAGGAAGAGATTAAACGAGAAGAAGAACGCATTAAACTTGAGAGAGAGATCCAAAGAGCCCGCGATAGAATTGTTCAAAAACAACGCGACGCAGAAACAAAAGCAGAGCGCGATAAACAGAATGAAATAATTGCAAAGCAGCGTAGAATTGAACAATTGGAGCGAGAACAAAAAGAGAAAGCAGAACAAGAAGCCCAAGAAAAATTGCGCATAATCAAGAAGAAAGAAATTGCTGCAAAAAAAAAGATGGAAATTGATGAAAAATATTCATTTTGCAAATGCCAAGAGCCGTTATTTAAACAGATGCCAGGGGATGATCTAATGTGTAAAAAATGCAACAAATATCAAACAGCATAATGCTATATTAATATATAAAACGGTATAAACGTATCACTGCATAATATAGTAAGATAATGGTCAAATTCTGCACTGAAACATATCCAAAGAAAGAAGAAATTAAATATGCCGAACATTTTGAAAAATACTCATTTCCTTTAAGTAGTTTTCAAAAATTTGCAATTGAGGCGATTGTTGAAGGGCATCACTCACTTAGTTGCGTGCCAACTGGTTCAGGTAAGACAATGCCTGCATTGTTTGCAATTGATTTTTTTACCAGTAAGGGGAAAAAGGTTATTTATACTAGCCCTATTAAAGCGCTTTCAAACCAAAAATACTACGAATTTACGCAAAAGTTCCCACATATTAGCATCGGATTGCTAACGGGAGATATTAAGATTAATCCAGAAGCCGACGTGCTTATTATGACTGCCGAAATTTTGCAAAACACACTCTATAGAAAGAAGCAAAAGTTGAATGAGAAAACAGACGCATCAAATCCGTCTTCATCTGCGTTGCTGATGTTTGACATGGATTTTGACAATGAACTTGGATGTGTGGTTCAAGATGAAATTCATATGATAAATGACGCAGAACGCGGGCACGTATGGGAGAGCATTATTCTACTTTTGCCACAACACATTCAAATGGTTATGCTTTCAGCGACACTTGATAAGCCCGAAAAATTTGCACTATGGATTGAGAACCGAGGCAATACAATGATTTCCGACGGAGAAAATAAAAAACAAGTATATTTGGCGACGTCTTCTTTCCGCCACGTTCCTTTAACACATTACAGCTTTATAACTAGTAATAATGGTATTTTCAAAGCGATTAAAAAGGACGCTGAACTTGAAAAAGAGATTAGAGGCACAATTGATAAGCTACACGTTATGCAAAGTGCGACTGGTGAATTTAATGAGCCAAATTACTACAAGATTAAAAAGATGCTAACATTGTTTGAACAAAAACAAGTATATGTTAAGCGTGCTCACGTTTTAAACCAAGTATGCAAACACATGGTGGAAAATAACATGCTTCCCGCAGTGTGTTTTATTTTGTCAAGAAAACAAATTGAGATTGCCGCGCATGAAATTACGGTCCCTCTATTGGAAGATGACTCAAAGGTTGGCTATACTGTTAGACGCGAATGCGAGCAAATATTGCGTGCAAAGTTGCCCAATTATCAGGAATATTTGGAATTGCCTGAATATCTGTCAGTTGTATCACTTCTAGAAAGAGGCATTGCAATTCATCATAGCGGCGTCATGCCAATTCTGCGAGAAATTGTTGAGATTCTATTTGAAAAGGGATATATTAAATTTCTATTTGCGACGGAAACATTCAGTGTCGGATTAAACATGCCAATCAAAACAGCCATCTTCACGGATGTAAAGAAGTTTGATGGGACTAGTATGAGAATGCTTTATCCACATGAATATAATCAAGCATCCGGACGTGCTGGACGGCGAGGCATTGATACAGTTGGACACGTTATTCACCTTTCAAACTTATTCCGAAATGTTGAATTGACTGATTACCGAACTATGATGCAAGGCAAGCCGCAAACGCTTGTCAGCAAATTCAAGATCTCATATAATTTGTTGCTGAATCTAATCATGATTGGCGACCAAGATTATCTGCAATTTTGCAAACGCTCCATGATTCAAGATGATATTGATGCGAGCTTGGGCGTAATTTATAATAAGATTGCAAAGTTGGAATCTGAACTAGACACAATGGGTCAATCCATGGTTCATACTAGAACACCAAAGCACATTGTTGATAGATATCTAGAACTTCTAGAAGCACGCAAAACTTCTGTCAATAAAAAGCGAAAAGAGATTGAACGAGAAATTCAAAATATTCTAGAGGCAAATAAATTTATTGAGTCGGATAAAAATGGCGTTACCAGATATAATGAAAAATTGAATGAATTAACTAGTGTCAAGAAGCAGTTTAACAACGCCGACTCATTTTTGAATGAGAGCGTTCAAAAGATACTTACAAACATGAAGGAAGGAAAATTCGTTGAAACTGATAAAGAAACCGGGGGCGATGTTCTAACGCAAGTGGGATTTATGGCATCACACTTGAGGGAAGTTCATTGTCTTGTTTTTGCGAAAATGTTGAATAATAATGCATTTGAACTTGTAGATGCAAAACAGATGATTTCAATATTCAGTTGCTTTACAAATGTTAATGTAAGCGATGAGCAAAAAGCGTTTAAACCAAGCACAAAAGATGACACGGTTAAACTCATTATAAATGAATTGACCCTCCTATATAATTATTATCAAGATTTTGAAACGGAGAATAATACCTTTACTGGTGTTGATTATAACATTCATTACGATTTGATTGACTATGTGTATGATTGGACTAATTGCGAATCCGCAGCAGAATGCAAAGTATTGTTGCAATCATTGGAGGCCAACAAAGGTATTTTTCTAGGCGAATTTGTAAAAGCAATTACAAAAATTAACAATATCTCATGCGAAATGGAAAAAATCGCAGAAAGTATCGGTAATATGTCTCTTCTCAGCAAGCTAAAAGAAATTCCGCAATTGACACTTAAATTTGTAGCAACGAATCAATCATTATATGTGTAAATTATCCAAAATCATTCACTTAAGTTTCGGATTTTAGCCGGGCTCCTTCGCTTTCGCTACGGCTACCTCCAAAGCAGCTGACAAATTTTTCAATATTTCTTCGTATTACTGCCTTGAATGATTGCTGTTCAATTAGTTCCTGAACCTCTTTATAAAGCAAATCATCAACAATAAATATTTTATATAAAGTTTGAAACGAAGGAAACTGCGATTGATTTTCAAAGTAGATTTTATTATCCGAAATAAACTGGCGTACAGTTTTCCTCTTATTTTTTGGAATAGATAGAGTTGAGTTTAGAGATGTATTTATTGCTACAATATCATGTATAAATGTCGCATTTTCAATTATTCTATTGCTAGGCGATACTAGCGGATTTCCTTGATAGCTAATAATTGTTTTTCTTGGGGTATTTCCCAGGAATAAATTGTCCTCCACTTTTTCATATAATTCGTTGAGGCTTGAACTCGGATTCAAAATAACGCACGTCGGTGGCTGTTTATTATAATGAATTTGAAACAAAATATTTATCTCGGTTTGTTTCAAATATGTGCTCTCGTGTAGCATTGTAACGGTTATCCAATAAAAGCATATCAAGCGGAATTATATTTGTCAATTTTTTTATGCTAAGGAAAGTGAGATTGTATGTTTGCTTTCTTATTTGAATGCATAACAATTAGAATACTTAATATTTTGATTATATATTCTCAGTAAGGGTCTGGAAATGCAGATTTCAGGGGGTCAAAAGTATTCGTGAAAATGAAAAAAGGACAAAAAAAATGTCCTTTTTTTGAAAACGGAAAGGATTCTTGAATTTCACTTTTTGCAGAACCACTTGTTAGCATAATGCTCTAAATTACAAAAAAAACACGCAAAAAACACAGAGCATAAAATTCGCATTTTTCTTGCAAAAAAAACAGGGGGAAAACAGGCATCCAAAAGTGCATCCAAAAAGGATAAAAATGCATCCTGAATTTTCCCACCAAATATTTTATTGTTAAAATCTTACGATACGTCGTAATAAAGTGAAATATATAGCGATATATATTTGCATGCTATGTTCAAATCCTCATTTTTGAGTGCAATGGATGCCCAATTTTCCCACGATTTTCCCCATTTTATAATTTGCACAAAAAAGTATTTAGGGAAAAATAGTATTCTAATATAGGACAAAATGGATGCACAATTTCCCAAAGATCAAGTGAAATTTTATTGCGAATGTTGCGATATCAAAACAAATAACAAAAAAGATTATACGAAACATTTATTGACACCTAAACATAAAAAAAACGACGAAAAGATGCAAAATGATTCTGAAAATTCCTCGCTACATGACTCATTTAATTGTTCGTGTGGAAAAAGTTATAAATATAGACAGGGTTTGCAAAAACACAAAAAAAATTGTGACCAAAAAATGTGTAAGAATGAAAAAATGCTAGAACAACAAGACCATGAATTGGATGAAAAACATATATCTGAATTTAAAATGCTGGCAGAGCTATTCAAGTTGCAAATGAACGAAAACAAAGAACTCAAAGAACTTATTATTGAGCAAAATAAACAAATGATGGAACTCGCAAAAGAAGGCAAAAATATTACAAATAATACAAACAATACAACTAATAATAATCATTTCAATTTGCAGTTCTTTTTGAATGAACAGTGTAAGGATGCACTTAATATTATGGACTTTGTCAATACGATTAAGCTACAAATATCGGATTTAGATATGATTGGTAGATTGGGATATACGGAAGGTATGAGTAAAATCTTCATTCGGAACTTGAAGGAACTAGACATTTTCAAGAGACCAATTCATTGCAGCGACTTGAAGAGAGAAACCTTGTATGTGAAGGACAAAGACGCCTGGGAAAAAGAAAATGATGAAAATTTTAAGATAAAACAGGCCATAAAAGGAATTGAAAGTAAAAATATAAAGCAGCTTCCACAGTGGAGGGCAGAAAATCCTACCGCAGAAGATACAGATACCAAGAAACATTTGGATTATCAACATATACTATGCGAATCCATGGGAGGATCAACATTGGAAGACGACAATAAAAAACATGAAAAAATAGTAAGAAATATTGCAAAAGAAGTCGTAATTGATAAAACCCCCGCGAAATAATATATATTCCAAAACAACTTAAAGCAGACCCAACACCCGAAAATACAATAACTTATTTTCCATGCAAATTAAAATAAAATCGTTCAATAGTTGTCAATAAATTAACGTTCCCCCAAAAGGCTATGGGGCGTTTTTCTTTAATATAATCAATCGCCTCTCTTGGGGTAATATTATAATATTGCATCAGATAACATGCTACAAGCGCGCACGATCGCTGCATTCCCGCAAAGCAATGAACTAAAACGGGTTCCTTTTTAATTATACTATTATGCATCAGTTCCATTACTTGCGTATCATAAATATATGAGAGCATTTTGGCGCTTTCGCTTGGGTCGTCATCAATTGGTATTCTGATACAATTTCTATGATTTTTTGGAAATGGAATATCCGAATTGCGCGTGCAATTTATAATCATTGAAAATTTATCCGAACTTTCCAATGATTTTGCGCTACCCAAAAACAAATAGTCGGTTATTTCATCATAGACATTGTCATACATTATTATATATATATTATTAATACTTATATAGTAATTTATTTCATATTTATTTCATATTTATTTTATTAATTATACTTCATGTATTTTATTAAGTCAATGTTGTCTGGATTGCACAGAGTCCAATAATTTACCATAGTGGTTACCCCCTTGTTATTCTTCCAAGGATAACTTGAAAACCGATTTTTATCTATAAATAGTTGATAAATTGCATTGTTTCTTTGGGTACCAACTTGACTTTCTTTTCTATTAGATTCTTCTTTTAGTTCCGTTTTTTTAGCGGAAATATATTGTTGTTGAGTTCCGCTGTACGATTTGGGTTTTGTCCATAAATCGTAACTGTATATTCCATTCATCGTAAGAAGATGAAAGAAAGCTTTTGAACCATTTTGTAATCCAAGACCAGAACCAATACCACTTGTTGTTCCGTCTCCGTTTAATAAATTTTTAAATTTATATAAAGTTCCAGTATTAAATTGCAAATCAATTAACACTATTAACATACATTGGTCGTTATCTACTAAGTAATTCCATCTTTTAACACCAATTAAATCCTGAACGGCTCTAATTGTTACAGCTAAATCTTCAATAAATATAGCTTCAACAGCCTGATCGCTTATACCTTTTCCATCTATGTTAACTGGTGTTGTAAATTTTGGACTAGATTTTGGCCAAAATCCTGTTACAGGATTTGTTACTTTGCCAGTTTTCAAATAAGGATTATCAGGAGATAATGGAATACTTGTATCAGACATGCTAAGCAAATGACCAAATCCAAGAGTTGGATAACCCTTACTGTCTTTATATGCATAATTTATCCAAAGGTTATCATTTATTTGAATTCCGCCGACTTTACCCCTTTGTCCAGTTGCAGCGTTTTTTTCTACTAAAGGAACACGACCTTTTGCAATCCCATTTTCTAAAAAACGAATGGTTTTTCCATACACCATCATTAATTCTGCGTCTATTAATTTAAATTCTACTTTCGTAGTTGTTGTCTGCGCTAGAATTCCTGCATTTAACCGGACCTTTGCTGCAGATGTATTCTGATTAAAAGTATTTGTAGCACTTGAAATGATTAATTTTGCTTTTGTCGCAACACCATAAACCGCGTCTGTTGGCGTTATTTTTCTAGGAGCATTGGAAGAATTTGCAACCAACATAGCATTAGAAATAACTCCATTTAATATATCAGTTTCTCTATTAATAATTTCGGTAGCGATTGCTACATCGTCTGTTTCAACGTCGCCGTAAGCAGGATAACACATTCTATTAATGTCTTCTCCGATACTAGGAACGTCAGGAGGAATATAATCAACATACATTACATCAAGCAAAGTAAAATAACTATCGGGGTATCTTATAAAACTTAAATAATTGAGAGAACAATCTGCAGCTCCAATAGCATCATATCTGTCGTTAATAAGATGATCATATAGATCATACTCATGTTGATATACGTAAATAGGTTCGTTTGGGTCTTTTCCATCAAAATCAATTGTTTCATCGCCAAATATTAAAATTTTAACAACCGATGCGGCTACTGGCATTTTATAATAGTCAATTATTAAAAATTTATAATAATTCATTATTTGTATTATTATGTTATCTAGTGCGCATATATTCTCTTAATTGTAAATTATTTGGATTGCACTCGTTCCAAAAATTAACTTGTTTAGTTATCCCCTTACCGTCTGTAAAAGGAAAGTAGTATTCATTGCCACCATTAAATAAAAGAGGCTGTTTATTTATAAAGAGTTGCATTATTGCATTATTTCTTTGGGCTCCATTGGACACAACACTATAAACATCCAATGTTAAAGCAGTAAGTTCGCTCTGTTTTTGAAGTCTATAATCATAATTGCTTACGTTGGCAAATGGGGAAGACCATAGGTCCAATCTATCGCGACGAAGGATGTTTTTAGAGTTTGGTGGCACGCCCATTTGTAACCCAAGTCCAGACCCAATATAATCTCCGCCAGTTCCATTTAAAAATGCGGCAAAATTGCGATTAAATGTTGCAATATCAGCAATATTTTTAATTTCTTTTTTTTTATAAAGCATGTCAATACAAATTATCAACATGCATTGATCATTTTCCCATAAATAATTCCATCTTATAACACCCAATAACTTTTGAATTTCCTTTATAGGGCCACTCAAATCACTCAAAAAAAGTGCTTCCACTTGCTGATCTGTTAAGCCAGGTCCATCACTAGCTAAGCTGGTTGTAAGCCCTGGTCTGTCTTTCGTTCTCCATCCAGTTAAAGTAGCACCATTAGTTAATTTAATAATTCCAGTGGATTGTTCGTCAGAACTTACAAAATGGCTAATTCCAAGCTTTACCTTGTTATTTTTATCAAGGTACATATAATTTCTCCACAAGGAATCAGTTTGTATCTGTGTTCCATTATTTGTTTTTCCACGTCGCCCAGTTATAGGGTTTTTTTCTACAATGGGAACGCGGCCTTTACAAACGCTATTTTCTAAAAATCTAACTGTTTGAGCATATACCTGCATTAATGCTGGATCTATTGGTTTAAATGGCACGGGTTCATCCCACGGATTTTTGTTTCCAGATAACCCCGCATTTAATTGTGTTTTTGCAACTACCGTGTTAATATTAAAAGTATTTGTAGCATTAGCAATAATTAATTTCGCTTTTGATGCAACTCCATAAACTGCATCGGATGAAATCTTTTTTCTAGGGGCATTTCCAGAATTTGCAAGCAACATAGCATTGGAAATAACTCCATTTAACACATCAGTTTCTCTATTAATAATATCTGATGCGGCAGCAATACCATCTGCCGATTTATCTACCATTTCAATCTCAGGAAAAGACATATTAATTAAATTAGATCCAAGATTATTAATTTTTGGCATATTATAATCAAGGCCCGCAAAATCCATTGAGAAATAACTATCAGGAAATTCCAATACACTTAAATGGTCTGGTCCCTCAAATACACGTTCAAATGTATATATTGGATCTTCAGCGCTTTGACCAACAGGCAATTTAACACTATCATCCGTAAATATTTCAATCTTTAATACCGAAATTACAACCATTTATATAATATAATATAATAATTCATTATTGCAATTGCAACCTAATTTTCTTCTTAAAATTCTCTTCATTGTGAAATAAATATAATTTGTAATTATGCATTTCATAATTTTCAATATTTTCTCTGATTATTATTCTAGAAGCCATTTTTAATTCAGGTAAATAGATAACGTATTGAAAGAGTCCATCATTGCGAATAATTTTATCAAATGCGTAACCAGAATATAGAGTATCCATAATTTCAGGTGAAGTAGAACACATGTGCAGTAAGTTACAATCATTTTGCACGCGGCGTATTGATCGCATTGTTGTATTAATATATTCTAAATCATCAATCCATTTCTTATAAAATGCATTAGAATTTTCAGATAGTTTTATAATACCAGTATTTTGCTGAAATTGAATAATATTCAGCAAATCTACCAGGCGGCGTATAGGCGATGTTATATGCACGTATGCTTCCATTTCAAGCATATCATGCGACAAAGTTTGCCCTTCTTCCAAGCAACTAGCATCAATGTATTGACCAGCAGCACTATTCCATATCTTAATAAATTTACCGACGTCTTCTGGGAGGTTTTCTGGCACTGAAAAATCCCTCTTCATGATTGTAGAGCGAAAAATTCCGTTGTTATTCACAAGAAGTTCTTTCGCCGTATTGTAGTTCATTAAAATCATGAGATAGCAAATGAGGTCGTGACTATTTCTCACGTTACTTATATATTTGTATTTTTTGGATAATAGTTTTGTGGTTTCAAATATTTTATTATAATCTTCGTCTGCGAATAAACTCGGTTCTTCATAGCAATAGTTTTTTGCGACGCGGATTTTGCAGTTGGAATATTTTATATCGGTAATAGTGTCACCGTCAATAAAAAGATCCATAACGAATGCTAGTCGTGTGTGCTTTTCCTGCAAACTACACAAACAGTCGGAAAGAATAGTTGGCAGCATGGGTCGTTTTCTATCCGGCAAATAAATGGTTGAGATTCTGCGTGAAAACGAGTCCCACAAATTGAGAACATCCATCCAGATTGTTACATTGGAAATGTATATGCTTAACTGCTGCATACCATTTTCCAAAGTGCGAATACTGGACGCATCATCAAAATCTACACTGCCAGAAGGGTCAATCGTGATAATTTTCCAGACACTATTGTCTGTTCTATCGGTAATTTCTGGATATTTCTTGCTGATATTTTCAATAAATGCGTCGTGCGATTGGGTTTTCAAAGCTTTTGACGTATCTTTGGAAAACTTTTGTATAGACGCGTTGAGACTTTTGCAATAGAGTTGATATTCGTAGAAATTGTCAAGAATTTCAACGGGTCCAATTAATTGGGAAATCACGCCGCGAGGGTGTTTGTCTTTCCATTCAACAAAATTTATTGTGACGTATTGATTTACAAAGACCTTGGAAAACCCTACATTTTTCATTTCATATGAGATAAGAAACGTAGGTAGTCGTCTATCATCTGGGATACATTTGTATAGCAGTTTGCCGTTATCGCTGCGACCATAAGTCTTGTTACCCTTCAAAATCATAACTCCAGGAATATTGTTACTAGACCTGATGCTGGAGTGCAGAATTTTGAACTCCGGTTCCAGCGTGAAAATGTCATTTGTGAATAATTTGCGCTCGGCTGGGTTTATTTCTTTAAGTTCCTTTTCCTTAAAATCAATAACGTTTAAATACGCCCATGATGTGTATGCTCTGTCATTAATATGAACCTTGTATATATCTGTCATGATGTATGATGCGTTATGTATAATGTTATTATATTATAATATTGGGGAAGCTTTAACTCATATTATAATATATTTATAGGGCGGAGGTGTTGATTGATGTGGTGTTGTCAAAATTTGCTGCTTGGATTTCATCCATCGGGTCATTAATAACAGGGGTGACTTCAATCCTTTTCTCTTCTAAAGGTTCTTGTGCGAGAGAAGAAGTATTTGGTGTCGCCTTTTTGTTGAGTTCTTTTATGTCGTGCTTTTTTGCAACATCTCTCTTGACATTTTGGAGTTGAAGAGCGTGTAATGCAATGTGGGGGACAATGGCTGCGTTATTCATATATGTTCTATATCTGAAACAAGCAATACTTGAATCTTTTTCAAATTCAATACTATACCACCAATAGGCAGGAATATTAATAGTCTTGCCGGGTGTCAATGTGACTTCCATGCATTTCATCTTATCAAAATCGGCACTATATTGGGCTTGCACCTTCCATGGATTTACAGGAGATCTAAATTCAAAATTCTCATAATCTTTGACAGGATATAAGTATTTGGAACTTTGTGGCGCCGCTAATTTAATTACTACTTTTCCTTGTGTTACTAGGAAAAAGTTGCGGTAATTAATTTCATAACGGAAAGGTGTTTTTACACTGGCTGAACCCATCATGATATCATAATTGCAATTTGAAACCATTGGGGGGCGAATAAATTCGTCGTTATATTGCATATGCTTAATAACTCCCGTCTCCTGTAAAAAGTCAGTGTTGTTTTCTGAAAAGTAGGAAGCGGTTTTATCTTCATCAAACAATTTTTTGGCGGCATGCAATGGAAGTGGCATATAAATTTCACTGCTGTAATCTGGGTCATTTGCATTTCTTATTTTGATTTCAAATGCATTGTAATTATTTATAACGGAAGACATACTGGTGCTTTGAAGAATTTTGGAATTATCAAAATCAAATATGACGGGTTGCCTTAAGTCACAGATTTCATCTAATTTATCTTTGGATGCCATATCTAATTCATAGACTTCTAAATCATTGCTTGTCTTCAAATGAAACTGAATATGAAGATATATGAATAACACTAAACAAAATACGAAGAATCCAATAAATAGTTTTAACATAACTAATAAAAATTCATACAAAATTTTTATTATTTATACTCACTTAAACCTTTGTAAAAAGTTGAGCCAAAATCCTTCGCTAACGTTCTCACTTTGGAAAAAGATTGTCTAAAAAATAACAATAACTAAACAACAGAACACTTATTGGGAAGGATCGGGACAACCGTAAGGATCTATGCAAGGATTGCCGCAAACCGATGTGCCATTATAACAATTCCCGCACCACGCGATAGTGTCGGGGTTGCTATTACGACATTTACCATTAGGAAGCAGCATGGTTCTCAACTCTTGGGTAATTAAATAACCCGCATTTTGCGCCGCATTTTGCGCCGTATTTTGCGCCGCACTCTGGGCGCCTCTTGTTATTCTTTTAGTAACTAAATAACTCCCGACACCAACAGATTGCTTTAATTGCTTAATAGGTTGTTGTCTATTCATTGTTTGCACCCTCTCTTGAAACTCCCTACTAAGCGAATACTTTATAGGATTTACCTTTCCTGATAGCGACATTTATAATACCAGTAAATATTATAAATTATAACGAAGATTCTAGTCCTCAATCTTTGGGGCGATGAAAAACATAACAGAGCTATTATTTCCTAAATCGTATTTTATTCTAAGCGGAAGCTCTCCGCTAATAGAAAACTCAATTTCAGAAGACAGCTTGGTCGTTATGCACATTTTGTGAATATAATTCAAACTGTATGAAATATCAATAATATCTCCTTCTGAAATAGAAAACTCAGCCAAATCGTCAATTGGGATATTTACCATCATTTCACCCCCAATTCCTCTAGAAATGATTTCAATCTTTTCTTCAGAACATTTCAGATTCATAATATCTCCAAACACGGATAATTGAGAAACAATTTCATTCATTTTTTTAGAATTAATTGAAAACTCCGTGTCATATTCAACTTCTGGAATTCCCAGTAATTCGGTTTCTAAATCAGCAAGCGGCAATTTAAAAAATTTATTAAAATCTCCCTTTGCGCTCGTTAAATCAATTTCAATAGATTCAGGATCGCCTTCATAATGAATATTAATAGACTGTTGTTCCTGAGTCATAGAGAGAATATTATGAAAAAATGTAGTATTAATACAAACCTTTGTATTATCTGCATCAGTCGTCTCATATTTTTCAAACCAATTAGAAAAAATTTTAATATCAAAGAGACAAACATGTGCTTTATCCATGCCCTGAATATACATGTTATCCGAATTAAAGCATATTGTTATTACAGATGAACACGACTTTAACAGCTGAAATAAAGAAATAAAAATGTCTTTTTTTGTCTTGTCTGAAATAGATAGATGCATTGTGTGTATAATATTGTCATTATGTATTTAATACAATTTATTAATAATTTGTAATTTTTATATAAATAGCATTGCAATATGATTGATATTTATTTCCCCAAATGGTTCATCAAGCAATAATATTGGGAAGGGTCTATTAATGATATTAACATTAGAATCGCGTCTAATAAACCGAGTTTCATTTTTTTTAATTATATCGGGATTTTCAACAACAGGTTTGTTTCTAGTTAAAAGATTCATACAATGATGCATGTGAATCATATTGCACAACAATACAGTTGCTTTTATTGAGAGCAATACCAAAACCAAAGTAGATAGATTCATTCTAACGCGCGATAATAATTTGTGAATAATATAGAATATAAATAACAAATCAATTTTTATTCTATTGTAAATATAAGTTATGAATAATTCATCGTGTTATAGATTTGAACAGATAGAATATTCAGATGGCCTATTGGATTTAGATGCAACATATATTATACATTTGGAAGGAAATGGACGCATTGAAAATATAAAATCGCAGTTAAATGAGTATCATCCGACAAACCTAGTATATATTTTATATAACAAAGGCTACAAAATTTGCGATAAGTCAGCGGATATAGACCAACCGAGTCGCGATTTGATAGATGCGTTTATTACAGTATTTAATGACGCTCATCAAAAAAATTATAAAAACATATTAATTCTGGAAGATGATTTTATTTTTAGTGAAAAAATTAAAAAAAAATCCACGCAAAAAAAGGTGATGGAATTTGTGAATAAAAAATCAAAAGAAAATGAGAATTATATATATCTATTAGGATGCCTGCCGTTTTTACAAAGACCATACGACGATAATACGAATATACTATTATGTGGGATTGGAACGCATGCATGTATATATTCTCGCAAGTGCATAGAGTTTGTATTGCAACAAGATCAAACCAGATTTAATGATTGGGATTATTACACGCAAATGAACATAACAAAATACATGTATCATGAACCGCTGTGCTATCAATTATTTCCGGAAACAGAAAATCAGAAAAATTGGATGTCATTTTTTGGGTTAAAGGATGTTCTAGTTTTATTGATTAGATTATGCAAATTGGATGTGAAAGAAGAGCCCGGATATACTATCTTTTATAATATATCAAAGGTGCTACCCGTTTTAATTATATTATTACTAATATTTTTATTGGTTGCAATACCATTGTTAATTTATAATATAATCAGATCATCCGGTAAAACCAAAAAATAAACATTATCAGCAATCGTCTTTAATCAATTGTATTTTTTGTTGAGTTTTTTTATCAATAAACATGCTAATAACACTAAATAGTTTTGAAAAAATAAAAGGTGCGTTGTAAATGTGACATGTATTTAATTTATCCGGAAAAGTGGTTTTTAATATTTCGGATAGTTGTTTAATAAAACCATAATATTTTTCTATGTGAAGTAGAGTAATAGAACTCATATTAACGTGAAAAACGAAAGTCTCTTGTGACTTTAAAACATTCTGTATAGTAAAAATAATATACTGAACAATAGCTTCAAAATTTTCAGGAGAAGATACAAATTTAAAATATCGGTAATCAATAACAATATCATTATTATGCACGGTAAAACACAATTTTGCTAATATATCTGGAAAGCAAATTTGAATAATATTTTTTTTAGTTATTTTCAAATGTTCGTCTTTTGAAAAATGCATATTTAATTGACGTTGAATATTAGTATTTGAATTTTCACAAGAGGATGAATAAGAAAAATTCATTTTATATTATAATATATAAATTAAAAAATTATATATTACACATTTTTATCCACGGGTTTGTCACATTTCTACATATTCCCATTTAATTTGACACCTCTTCTTCTACATTCGTAACCACGAGGTCATTTTCCACAGGTTGCCCAAAGTTGAGCAATTTGTGAGCAGATGTTTCGTCAATAATATTTCCGCTAATAATATCATTATCGCATTCATCATTTTCTAGAAATTCGTTCCCTGTAAAAACAATGTCTGATAGGCGCTGATTTGTCTGCATCGTAAATGATTGCAAATGCAATAGTAACTCCTTTACCTGAACCATTTCAGCCTTCAAAACATCAATAGACTCAGTAACGACTGCACTTACAGGAGCTACAACAGTGTTAGTTGGTTGCTGTGCAATAACCGTTGGTTTTCTCTCGGCAAGAATTCGTTGATTCTTTTCAAGAGAATCTAAACGTTGAACCATATTTTCAAATACAGTATTATCAACAATACGAACATTCTCGTCTAAATTATTTGCTAAACTAGTTTGACCATCAACTGGCATATTTTGAACTAGTTGTTCAACGCGCCCCAATCGCAAAGTAATTAATGCAATTGCGTCTGAAACGGACAATTTAAGATTATTTGCTTGTTGCCCTTGTTGCCCCTGTTGTACTTGCTGCCCGGGTCTTCCATTCGGTTGTTGTTGTTGTTGTTGAGGCATTCCGGGTCCTTCACCCGCACGTCTTGATCTCGCTGCAGCATTTGATCTTGCACTACTCATAATAAATTATCTATTATAATGTTTTTAACTTATTTACGCGAACTATTAATTCTAATTAAAAATCAAAGTGCTATGCGACCATTGTCATTTTAATTACTTCGTGGCTTTTATATCCAACTATTTCAAAATCTTCCACTTGGTAGTCATTAATATTCTCCCTAACCTGTGAAATAGAAACAGTTGGAAATTCATATGGAACTCTAGTAAGCAACTCTTTCATTGGTTCTACGTGGTCTTCATATAGGTGAGCATCGCCCATAAAATGTATAAATTCAAACGCTTCCAACCCACAGTGCTTTGCCAATAAATGCGTTAAAAATGAATAAGATGCTATATTAAAACTGGTTCCAAGAGCGCAATCGTTGCTTCTCTGAAAAAGAGCGCAACTAAGTTTGTTTCCACTATGAACACTGAATTGACACATAATGTGACAAGGTGGTAGCGCCATTTGGTCAAGTTGTTTAGGATTCCATGCAGTCATAATGAGACGACGACTATTTCTAGTTTCAGGGTTTTTCAACTGGTTAATAATTTGTTGCAATTGGTCGACGCCGCCAAAAGGGTGATCATCCGTCAAGTGTTTTCCAGAAAAACAATTATAATTGGCGCCAAAATTTCTCCATTGATAGCCATACGAAGGCCCCGCCATACCCTCAGGATAAAGCGTTAGACCTCTTGAATCTAAAAATTCGCGACTTGTATTTCCATCCCAAATATGAACGCCCTGCTTCTGTAGCAATTTATTATCAGTTTCGCCACGAATAAACCATATAAGCTCTTTCAAACAAGTCTTCCATGCTGTTTTTTTGGTTGTTAAAATGGGAATCTTACCGTTTTCTAGAGAAAAACGCATAGATTCTCCAAAAATACTATAGGTGTTTCCATTTCGCCCCTTTTCTAGCGTCCCTCTTTCAATAATTTTTCTAATAAGATTTAGATATTGCACTTCTTCTTGATTCCCGTCCATAACTATGTGTATTATACATAGATATGTTTTTATACTTGTTTAGGAAGACTACAAATTGTTAAAGCTGGGTTTTACTTATTTTAATTTCTTTTTATAAAACATATGGATAGTCTAGACGATTCAAAATTATCATCAAAATTGGGATTTTTTAAGCATGTTTTTAATTTTGACGATAACACAAAATCTGAGTTATTAAATATAACGCAATATGCATTGATTGCAATTGTTCCCATTATTATTTTAAACAAAGCGATGCAAAAGTTTGTTCCAGAAGCGGAAGAAGAAAAAGGAAGTGCAGAGCTTTTAGCAGAAGTAGTTATTCAAGTAGTTGCCATGTTTATTGGTTTATTCTATATAAATAGAATTATCATGTATATTCCAACATACAGCGGAACAAAGTATCCTGATTTTAGTGTAGTGTTCATTATTTTAGCCGTTTTACTTATTACGATGAGCTTGCAAACAAAATTAGGAGAGAAGGTCAGCATTTTATTTGATAGATTGACTGATTTATGGGAGGGAAAATCTGGCGATGATAAGAAAAAGAAGGGTAAAGGAAAGGGGAGCGTCAAGGTTTCTCAACCTATTTCTGGACAAAACCAGATGCCCAATAATGCGAGTGCAATGGGCAACGCACTCTATAGCCAAGGCACCACATCTATTAGCAGCTTGCCCACAGAACAAGTGCAACAAAATGCACCTGATTATAATGCGATGTATCGCAATGATGCTACCCCAATGCCTGGCGCGGCCACACCTGGAGGGGGCGATCCATATGGAGGTATGATTATGGCAGCAAATGAAGCGCTTGGTGGAAGTGCATTTGGTTCTAATTGGTAAAAAAACAATATTATGTAAAAACAACTTAATATTATTTCAGGGTTTTCATGTAAATGGAGAATAATTGTAATTATGTTTCTAGTAGAGGTTTATTAAAGTCGTGCGGGTTTCATTCCGCAAATCCCATGTCAAGTTGGTGTTATGACTTTGAACATTTAAATTCAATGATAAATGGAACTGATATGCGTGATGGAATGTCTATTTATGTATGCACTGACATGGTTCCACATTTTATAGATAATATTCTTCCGAGAATTTCAAACACATTTTTTTTAGTGTCGGGTGATTCAGATGCAACAGTTTTTGGAGGAGTTATAGATATATGGGGAAACAATCCTAGACTATTAGAAGTTGAAAAATGTTTGCGATTGGCAAATCATCCAAACTTGTTAAAATGGTTTTCTCAAAATTGCATAATAATTCATGACAAAATAGAGCAGATGCCAATTGGTTTAGATTATCACACAATTGCAAATGACCCCAATAAACCTTGGAGAGGTGAAAACGAAGGAACCAGTCCATCGGATCAAGAATCTATATTAAACGGTATTAAAAATAATGGAAAACCTTTTTATGATAGGATACATAAGATTTTTGTGAATTTTTCCGTTAATTTAAATAACGAGAATGACGAACGAACCCGCGCAATTAAAAATATTTCGTCGGATATCCTGCATTTAGATTTAGATTTCACAATCAGATCAAATGTGTGGAAAAAGGCAATAGAATATGCATTTGTATTGTCTCCATTTGGAGCTGGACTTGATTGTCATAGAACGTGGGAAGCATTGTGTTTGGGCTGCATTCCTATTGTAAAATCTATTGGATCAAATAAAATGTATGAAGATTTACCAGTTTTAATAATTAATGAATGGAGCGAAGTTAATGAAGAATTACTTAATGCAACAATTGAGAGATTTAAAACAACAATATTCAATTATGATAAATTGTTATTGAAATATTGGGTTGATAAATTTTCTTTGGTTGGTCCAATAAAAGAAATGTGCATAGCAAATAATTCTCCATTACCTATAGTAAATCCGTTTGAAATAGACGTAATCAATAAGGATGATTACGATAATAATGAATTGTGTGAGATACAAAAGAAACTTATTGAAAAACAAGAATCTGTAAATAACTTAATAAAAAATGTATATCCACACGGAGATGAAAATTACAAAATTGAACTAGATTTAATGTTAAACCGCTGCACAAAAGGCGTTGTTCAAAAGCTGATTGACGTTGAAAACGGTGTATTCCCGACAAAGGCCTTGTATAAAATTGGAAATGGTGGAAATAAGAAAAATTGTTTTGTATGTTGCACACCACTTTCCAATGATAGAGACGCAAAATCTAGAAATATTCATCAATCGTTGGAAAAGGTTGGGTTTAATGGATATTTTTATTTATTTAATGGTGGATTTCCGAACCCGACCGGGTCTGAGATGAAATACGCAGCGGTTCCATATTGTTTTAAAATATTCATGATGGTGGAAGCAAACAAACTCGGGTTTGAAAAGGTGATTTGGTTAGATGCAGCGTGTTATGCAGTTAATAATCCTCAAAGGCTGTTTGATGTATTGGAAACAGATGATGCTATTTTCAGACAATTTTGGCCATATACTCCAGGATTTCTTACTTATGAGAATACAGTGTTTAAAGAAACGATTCAAATTCTAAACAATGTTACAAATGGAAATCTAGTAAATAGCATTAATGTTTGTAGTGTAGTGTTTGGTTTAAATTTTGCTAGTGATAAAATCAATAAATTTATTGAAGAGTATTATGAGATGGTAAAAATAGGAACACCATTTTTATCATATTATCCTGAAGAGGTAGTTATAACTTCACTATTTAATAAGGATGAGTATAAATATTTATTTTATAATAGAAACGAAAGTTTAATGCTTTTTATTCATGAAAATTATGTTGGCAATAATAATGAAAATGCAAAAAACTATGGTTACTATTTTGTTCAGCGCGCTTATTAGTTAAACATCCATCATCGTAAAATCGTTAGCAAAACAACACCTCAAATTTAAATCAGTAATAGAATATATATTTTCTGGATTTATATTACTCCTAATAAATTCTGCAAATTCAACTTCTGGAGATTTATTAAAATCCATATAAGAAAATCGTTTCAAATATTTACACCTAATCGCATACATACCAAGAACACAATCATTATCCATAAATTTCAATGCACACACATTATAAAACTTTATATACGCGTCAAAATTATAGTTATTAATTATTTTTTGAAAAAAGTCATCATTTAATGTATAGTATCTACCAGTAAGTTTAATAATTAAATCGTCGTCTTTTATATCATATTTTTTTATTATATATTTTATATCTAATAATTCATTTACACCTTTGTGGTAATATTTAACACTATTGTTGTCTGTGTAATCAACTTTAACCGGTAATTCATCCAAATATGTTTGTCTCAATCCATTATTTTCAACAATAATTGGTTTTATATCAGATGGAAGCAAAGATAGAGTTTTAGTTATGCTGTTTAAATATGTATCCTTTCTGTGATAGTAATCTAATATTCCTTCATAATTATTAATACTCGTTGTTATAATTAAATAAATCATAATAAGTATTGTTGTGCATCATTTATATCATTTATGTCACTTATAGTATTCATGTCTCTTATAATATTTATAATATTTATAACATTTATAACATTTATAACATTGAAGATATATAAAAATATTTTGATGTAATACTATATCAACCGTAAAATCATGGACGTAGATAAACTATTGAAAGCATTAGATAATGAAGATAATTCAAAATTTATAAATTTGACTACAAAAAAAATTGCTGAAATGAAGTTAGAGATATTAAAAGAATTACACATGCCGAAAAATGAAACAATAGAGATGATGCAAAAATTAAAGGAATACATGTATGTAGATGAGATGGGAGAACTGCGTTATGGTGCTTTTATAAGATGGATACCTATAAAAGACCCAGAGAATGTTTATTTAACTCCCGGAGGAATATTATGTGAAATAAAAGTGATGGATGGTGGTATTTTTCTCACATGTAAGAATTTTGCACACAAACATTTCCAAATCAAAATGGATGAATGTCTTATTTTTCAGAAACTAACGGGCCAAGAACAAGTATTACTGGCAGCAATGGATCATCTGGATAAGTAATTTAGTGTCTATGTTTTTTTGTTTTATTGCACGGACAATCCTTAAATAACCCAGGAATAAATTTACCAATTTTTATGAATCCAACTTCAACGGGTTTTAATCCGCGCTTTACAGTTGAAACCAGTTTTCCGCGGTTATAATATTTAACACTTTTGTGGCCCTTTCCCTTCTTAATTAAAACCTTGCGAACTGTTTTTTTACCACCGGTTTGATGTGTTTGTGTATTGGTGTAGTTAAAGGTTTTACCAGTGGCGCTAAAGCTATCAGACATTTATATATTTTGTTGAGAAAAATAAATAAATGAGTAATATATAAATGAAAGAATTATATGTGCATTTGTTTCATATTTTGATAGTTGGAGGGTTGTTTTTATATGTAGGAATTAAATCCACAAACACACCATCTTTTATGTATCCTATTTTGCTCGGTTTAGGTATAATCATTATTTTTTATCACGCGTATAAGACTTATCTTAAAGTTAATGCTGGAAAAAATCCGTGGGTTAATTTGTTTCACATCCTCATAGTAGGACCATTGCTAATTTACATTGGCTACAATAAACAAATGACCCCAAGAGCAGCTTACGAGTTATTATTGATGCTCGGATTTGCAGCAATTGGATATCATGGTTATTATGCAATTATGAGTCATTGAATTTTTAATACGATTTTTCAACATAATTTATATTTTTGATGTTCCACATATTTATACCCAATATCAATTAATTCCTTACCTTGATTAAAATTCAACATATTATAACCTTCTAAATATTTTGAATTAACAAAATACTTATTTATTTCACCGTAAGGTGTTTTACAATTTTGATTTATTTTAGCCAACTGATTATTAAAATTATTAGTCACAACAAGAACCGTTCTTTGCAACATATCTTTTAATGAGGTAATCGGATCAGATTGATAAGGCATACCTTCATACGGGGTAATAAATGTAATGTTAAAATATGTATCATAATGTCCAACCTGTAGTAATTCGTTGCTTAGTGTTCCACCATCAGCATATAAAAAATTATTATATGTAATTGGTGGAAATAATCCAGGAATGGCGGAAGATGACATCAATAATAGAACTTTATTAGCGTCGTTATTTTCTTCAAATGAATATATGTCTAAATTACCCGTGTTCAAATTAGTCGCACCAATTAATGTATGCATAACAGGTTGATTGGGCATTTTATCAATAATAGACGATAATGTTTTATATAAAGGTTCAGTGTTTAAAATAGAAACTCCAGTTGAAGGTTCTAATTTATAAACCATATGGTTATTAATGTGTGAGTAAGTTTGTTCAGCAAATGCAATGCCTGATTTAATGTCAGAAAAATAAGAAAGAAACCCCGAATTTAACGCGCCGGCGGAAATTCCCGTATAAAGGTCATATTTTGAATTTTCATTTTCTGAAATTTTTTTGAAAATGCCTATTTCAACTGCACCAAATGACCCACCACCGCTAAATGACAGTTGATTAATAGATAAAGTCGTGCCTATAGTAGTACCGATACAAATTATTGTAAATAACGGACCCCACATTATTTAATATAAAAATATATTTTATATTTTTATATTTTATTATTGACAAATACTATTTACCCATTTTTTAGTAACAACGGCTTCTACGCTTTCAAGTGCGCCCTGGGTCCAGCCTTGATTCATGCTGATCATTTCTCCCACAACAAGCATTCCCGGTAATGGATTTTGCGCTTTTTTAATAAAATCCTTACGATTCTTAAATGGGCCGTGCAGAGGTTCATAATAATGCGTGCCAATTGGCCAATAAAAATCCAGAATAGCATTTAGATGAAGAGTTTCTGCGGGAATTCCAAGCGCTTCTTCTAATAAATCGCAAAAATAATCTCTATTTTCCGGCGTATTTTCTAACCGGGGTTTTAACGATTTTGCGTCTTCGTTGTCAGTATATGCAATCATATAGACTCCTTTTTCATAATCCATGGGAATAATTTTCTTGAGTGGTCCTGGAACAATTGTTTGACCATGAATATATTGTTTCATAATCTGCGCAGATGATTTTGAAAATTTGCCATATAGTCGCAAAAATGTTTGCCCGTGAATCTGTTGATAAATGCTATTTTTTTCAGAAGCGCCAGGAACAAGATTTAAAACACTGCTTATAGTCGTTGCTAGAATAATTTTATTGCACGAATAAGACACATCTTTATCTGTATGAACGACGTAATTGCATGGAGAGACGACTTCAATATTTGTAACATTGCTAGACACGCGAATATTTTTAAACCCAACTTTTTTAGAAATAGTTTCAACCAATTGTTTCCATGGGATATGTAGAGCAGTCCAGTTGCCGTAATTATCGTCAAACCCGTAATTATAAAGGGTATCATATACATCTTCATTTTCGTAGTCGGTATATCCAGAGCAAACCGTAAAATTTTTATACAAGTCGGCGCCGAGAATTGGTAGTGCAAATTCTTTAAATGTTTTCCTAACTGGCGTTTTACCGGATTTTTCTTTAAGTTCTTTTTTCAATATATATATTATTTTCTTGACATTGCACGGGGTGGAAATTGTTGCCGCATAATTATGTGAAACCTGGAAATCTTTGTATGGTATTTTCATCTCTCTTAATAAGTCAATTAACAGATGATCTTTTTCTTTGCGGCCAACGCCTGCACCATTAACAACCATAGTTCCTTGAAACATTTCGTTTCCGAGTCTTCCGCCAAGCCAGTGCCTTTTATAACGTTCAAGCACTAATAACTTGGTTTCTGGAGCCATTTGGAGAATTTTATATGCACTGTAAAGTCCTGAAATTCCACCACCAACAATAATTATATCATATTTATCGTGATTAGACATATAAATATAATAGATAATAAATAAAAAAATTTAACGGCGTTTTTGTGTTTTTTGTTTTCTTCCAATATTCATCTTTCTTACTTTCTTTGTGATTTCTACCTTTCTACCTTTAGTGCATTTAAATTTACCGCGACTTAACCCCTTTTTATTAATAACGCTTTTTGTGCATACACCAATTGCACGTGCTTCATTTTTTGGTCCGCCCAATTTTTTAATACAAGAGCATAGTTTTTGCGCCAACATATCTTCAGCGATTTGTTTTAGGTCTGTTTTATTTTTAGGGATCGGCATTGCATAGTAATTAAGAATTTTGGAATAGTCGGAATTGCTAATTTTATACGGCATTGTTGTGTTTAGAATATACAAATATTAAATTAATTTAAAATATAATGGAAATTACAATTACTGAAAAGGAAGTTGATGACCAATCACTTCAAATGAATACATCCATTCCTAAAAGGATATTTCAAACGCACAAATCAGTGCAATATATACGGTCTAAACCACAATTGCAGAATGCAATCAACTCGTGGAGACGACATGTTCCGGAATTCGGATACCATTTTTATACAAATGAAATGTGCGATGAATTTATGAAAACGGACATGGTTGAATTGTTTGGTGAAGGCATATATGAGGCATATAATAAACTACCAATGGCAGTAATGAAAGCCGATTTATGGAGATATTGTGTAATTTATAAATTTGGTGGAATATACGCAGATGCTGACACAATATGTAAGTGCAATCCAAACATATTTACAATGTATGACACGATGCTTGTATGCGCGCCTGAAAATGAACATTCATATTTATGCCAATGGTGTTTTGCTGCCCCCGCAAATTCACCTATTTTAAAATCAGTTATAGAGCTTTCAATAAAAAGAATTTTAGAAATGCCCGTGATAAAAGGAGAACATATTATTCATTTCTTAACAGGCCCGGCATTGTTTTCAGATGGAGTTGAAAATTATTTAAAAGAAAATAATTGCCAAATTTTTAATAATAGACAACAATATTTTGTATATAAAAACCCTACTATGATTTGCTTTAAATCTCAAATGTTTCACAATAATATGATACAACATCTATTTTTGGGTTCTCAAAATGATGGATGGAAAAGAGAACGTTTTGAAAAACTAATGTAAATGTTGATGAAATTTATCTATAAATTTTTCTCATAGACCACAATTTAGAGTAATGAACAACTTTCTGGTATTTATCTTGCTCATCATAATATCCATTATACATTTTTAACACTGCCACATTTTTATAAAGAATAAACTTGCTGTTATTTGATCTATTCCAAATGTGTTCTAATTCAATAAATTTTTTATCAGATTGATTAAAATATTTACTTACTAAACCAGGACCAGTTGGATCTACACAACTAGAACCATAATAACGATTTTGCACATTTACAACAATTTGATTAATTAAATTCATCAACATTTCATTTTTCGGCATAACAGCAATAAGAGCATTATATATATTATTTCCATCAATGTCCAACACCCAATGTTCCTTTTCGGTCAATTCAATTAACCTAAAACTATTCGTGCAAGAATATTTGATATCCATGTAAATTCCACCATTTATGTATAATACACAATAACGCCATAAATCGGCCTTATATGCGCCTGGTATTAATGAATCAAATGCTTTCACTACACTATTATCAAAGTTTTTAATAATAAAGTCTCTGCAATCATCGTCGTCAAACAAAAAGTGTTCAAATCGCGGATGTCTCTCTTTCAATTTTTCAACAGTAAATTTCATATGTGGTGGCAATTCTTTAGTATGCCACGTTTGAAAGATTTTTAAGGGAATAACACTGTTATATTCTGTTTTTTTATTCATTTTATATTGTTGAATTCTTCTTTGTTGAATTTTCATTATATTCATACTATTAACAAGTTGTTGTTTTTTTTCTTCAAGAGATACAACTAATTTTTCGCCGATTTTTCCAGATAACATAATGAATATAAAATGCACAAATATTAAAATTGTGCAAAAATAACTATTTTATCGGTATTTAAAATATACGACTATCTTAGATGCCTCTCAATAAATCAAAAATAGTTATATTTGATATGGATGAAACCATTGGATATTTTGTAGAATTTGGAATATTTTGGGATTCATTGAATAATTATATGAACTCTGGCCTTTTAGAAAATAAAAAACGGCTAGCACAAGAAGAATTTAATAAAATACTTGATTTATATCCTGAATTTATACGTCCAAATATATTAACAATATTTCAATATTTAAAATACAAGAAAATATCTAAACAATGTCAAAGTGTTCTGATTTATACAAACAATCAAGGGCCTAAAGAATGGGTCCAATATATTAAAAATTATTTTGAAAACAAGTTAAAATATAAGTTATTTAATCATGTCATATCTGCATTCAAAATAAATGGAAAAAGGGTAGAATTGTGTCGTTCTAGTCACGATAAAACAATGAAGGATTTAATAAAATGCACTAAAGTCTCTCAAAATACAGAGTTTTGTTATCTTGATGATACATATTATCCGGGAATGAACTACGATAACGTGTATTATATAAAGGTTAAACCATATATTCACGATTTACAATTTGACTTGATGATTCATAGATTTTTGCAAAGCAATATTGCAAAGGAATTTATAGATAAAACTAAAGAAGCAGAATTTATACAATTTATGACAAATAATATGAATAATTATACATTTATTTATTCTGGAAAAAACAAGGAAGAATATGAAATTGATAAAATTGTTACCAAAAAAACAATGGCGCATTTGCAAACATTTTTCAATAAAAATTCAAACTCTCCTCCGTCACCCCCGAGGCATAAAAAAACATTAAAAAATAAGATTTACAAGTCAAAAACTTTAAAGAACCGATAAAATATAAAATAGTTTTAATTCTATTTAAAACTAGTATTAGTATTATTAAATACTACATAAATAACTAATGTCAGTTGGTAAATATACATATGGTCATAATTATATTAATACACATTTTGATTTTGATGGTGGAAAATTAATAATTGGTAATTTCTGTTCAATTGGATATAATGTAAATGTCTGGTTGGGTGGTGGTCATAATACGCAATGGGTTTCTACGTATCCATTTGGTCATATAAATCAAAATGTGTTTAATGGATTTAATGGAATCGGTCATCCAAAAATAAAGGGTGATGTAATTATAGGGAATGATGTCTGGATTGGTGCAAATGTAACAATCATGCCAGGAACAAACATTGGAGATGGTTCTGTATTAGCAAACAACAGTCACGTGGTTAAAAATGTGGAACCCTATAGTATAGTCGGAGGGAACCCTGCAAAATTAATTAAATATAGATTTACAACGGAACAAATAGAACAATTGGTAAAGATAAAATGGTGGAACTGGGATGATGACAAAATAAATGCACATGTCCATTTATTGTGTAACGATAATATAGATGAATTTATTGTTGAGTCTTTAAAAAATTAGCTGCAATATTTTTTTGAACTATATTCTCTGCATTGCTCAAATACTTCATAAGTATTTGATTAACCGTGCTTGTAGTAAATAAAAATATTCCCGCACTAAATGCAATTTTTCTGTCTAAATCTGTAAATTTTAAATCTCTAAACGGGTTAAAACGCCACAGTAAAAACAAACTAATGTAAATTTTAACATAATAATCTAATTTCTCTATATATTGTGGCGCGCTAGAAAATAATCCAACTGCAAACAGTATATATAACAAATAACTTGTGACAATAAATATATTGAAGCCGGTATTTTGATAATTGATTAGTTTGTCTGAAAACATGAAAGAATTTATATATTATGTTGCGAATAAAATCATTTATTTATATTATAAATAGTCAAGGTCCTCGCACTTGCATCTTTTGCTTCTACATATCGCGGCATCCAAAAATATGGAACAACATTTTCTAACCCATGATAATGTTTTTCAAATATATTTCTGTAATAATACTTTTCGTCCGTGTTAGGAGGATTATGTTGAAATACATTATTTTTAATGGGAGAAGATGACTGTAAAACAGTACTTTCTTGTATAATTTCATAAAGAGATCGCGTGGTTTTGCTGACCCCATCGCTAAATGCTTCCTTTGTTCTCCATAACACACAATCCGGCAACAACGCGCGTCCAATTAAGTTTGAATAATTTGCCTCGCTAAATGCGCTTCGCAATAAATATTTCTCACATTGTTTATTTCCCGGATGATACCGCAATAAAGGATGAATACTCAAATAATATTGAACCCAAGTTCTATCCAAAAACGGAGTTCTAGGTTCTAGGCCGTGTGATGAAATGCACTTGTCTGATCGCAGCACATCAAACGCATAAATATTTTTCAAAAGGCGCCGACATTCTTTATCAAATTCTAATGCATCTGGAGCGGCATGCATATACAAATAACCGCCACATAACTCATCTGAACCATCTCCATTAAAAATCACCTTTGCATCGCTATTAGCGGCAATATATTTTCCCAACAAGTAATTCCCAATACTTGCTCTTACCGTGGTAGTATCATAACTTTCAATTGTATATATTACTTCTGGAATTGCATTAATAAAGTCTTGTTCGGTCAATAAAATTTCAGTGTGGTTCGTCCCCAAATAATCTGCGACAATGCGAGCATATTTCAAGTCTTCCGAACCTTCTAGACCAATGCTAAACGTTTCCAATGGCTTATCAGAATTTTGCTTGTGACACTCATTTACAAGAGCAGTAACCAAACTGCTGTCCAATCCACCTGATAATAAACATGCAATTGGTCGTTCGGTAATTAGAACGCGTTTTTTAACAGATTCGGTCAAATAATATTGAATATTCTGAAGAATTTTCGGCAAATCATTTTGCGTCTCAGATACTATGCTTGAAAACCCAAAAGTGTGATATCTCACGTTTTCCTTTTTAATATTCCAGCAAGGAGAAACTGTAAATGGCATAGTAAATTTTGAATACGTTCCTGGCTTAAAATGTTCAACGGTATAATTTGATAATGCATCATTAAATTTTGTTAAAACTTTAAGCTCTGACGCGAATCCATAAATAGGGTCAAAATCCTTCACCAATATTTCTGATTTTACCCCAGAAACGTCGCTTTGAATATTTTTTGGTTTTAATATATACAATGGTCTTACACCATAAGGATCTCTAGCAACATATATTTTTGAGTTTTTATTATAAATACCAGAATCACACAATATAAAGGAAAAATCACCATCAAGCATTTGCAATGTTTGTTTCATACCATATTGTTTATATAAATGGATAATAATTTCGCAGTCAGACTGGGTTGTTGGTTCAACATCTATCATTTTATACAGTTCCTTATAGTTGTAAATCTCCCCATTGCAGATCAAAGCAACGTCGCCAATTATAATTGGTTGGTTGGATACGTCGGTTAAACCATTAATTGCTAAGCGATGAAACCCAAGCATACATTTTAAAAATGATTGCAATGTAGAAAATTCGGGTCCCCTATTTTGTCCTTTCATAAACTGATCATATATAAATTGTTGTTGAAAAAATGATGAATTATTCAATAATGAAAATATACCACACATATGACCTGTTATATTATTATACCTATTTTTCTTTTATATTGATTTTACATAAATTTTTGTAAAGTGTAGCAAATCTAAAATAAATTATATTTCATTATATTAATGACAACTCCAAGTTCCAAAGAATGTGCCTCCCAAATAACTAATTCCATTAATACGCGAATTTATGATAGAAACATTCCATCTCACATGTTGCAACCATATTTAAGCGTGAGACCTGTTATGACTAAATATTCTATTATGCCGATTGTTGATCCGCGAGCCCCTATAAAGACTCCTTTAAAACAACAACCGATTTATAACACAAACGAAGTTTTTAATCCTGGAAATTCACAATCGCCCTGGTCTGGATTTGCAACTAATATCAACACAGAATCCGAATTAAGGAATCAAATTTATGCTTTACAATCGTGTAGTCAGGCAGTTTATGTTCCTAGCAGCGATAGTGATTTGTATAAATTTAATTTCAAAAATACAAATAACAACAGCAACAATAATAATACACAACAGCCATTCCCCGGTCTGTTTCAGAAAGAACACTTTAGCCCATTTAACCCAAACCCCGAACACATTGGACAGGGGTTGTTTCAAAACTGCACAAGGCAACAGATAAGAGATTTACCACCCGGTAACAATAACTGCAATTAATCCCAATGTCCTGCACCACAAATTGATATTGCACCTCTATTTGTTGTATATAACGGTTACGATTTTCACGCATATTATAATTTTTTATTTTTTATTTTTTATTTTTTATTAATAATAAAAAACTATTAGTTTTGTTTTTCTACATGACCATTCTTATTTTTTTTTATTTCTATTTCTATTTTCTCTAACGCATACTGCCCACAAGGACCACAATGGTCTTCGTTTGATAAATCTATTTTGTGGTTTATTTGCGTATTACAATTTTCCATTCTCCATCTACCAAGGGGTTTTGGCAGCTCTTTTAGCATGAACTTTTTTATAATAGTAGTTATGTATTTCATAATATACAATTAATATTTTTGTATTTAAGTATGTTTGTAGATAACAAAGGTGTTAAAAAATAAGAAAAATAAGAAAAATAAAAACTATATATAACAACTTAAAGAACCATTAAGAATTTCTTCAAGGATAAATGTCAGATAATTTAATATCCGAATTAACATTGGAATACTTAATGAACAAAGACCAATATGCAAGATATATTGGACAAAATCAACATAAATCTAACACATCAATCGTGAATAAAAAAGAAAAAAAATTTTATAAAAGACGTATTTTTGACTTGACAAAACAATTATTAAATAATGAAAAGCCGGAGCAAATATTTCCCGATATTTCAACCGCCTTTGATTCGTATGTAAAAATATGTATAGAGTATTTTAAAATTTTAGACAAAACAGATATACTCCAAGAAGATTATGATGGCATTACGGACGCAGTAAATCCAAATGATAGTTCTATTACAGAAAATACACAAACAGAAACGAATAAATTATTAATGCGTTCGTTTAATATAACAGAGCCAAACGCGCTTGAAAAACTGGTTAAAAGAACATCAACTAAAATAGCGCAAAAACCTTTAATAATGCCAATACAAAAGGATATTAATTTAAAGGACCCCATTTTGAAAAATAAAGGTATTCGTAAAAAGAATAATATCAATAATAAATATGAGGAAATCTCAGAAAAAAATGACACCCATGAAAAAAACGATAAAAAATAGGAGCCTGAAGAAAAAGCCACGTCATACAACAAGAAGAAATCATATATTTAGAGAAAAGATGATCAAGAAATTTAATACTATTAAATTGCGTTGCAGTCCTAAAACTGCTGGAAAAAAATACACATGTTTAGAGGACGATGCTTTGTATAAGTTAAAGGATTTATGGAATGCTCGTCGTCCCGATTCGCAAATTAATACAGATGATGCAAAGGAAATTTGGAGTCAATTAAATAGTAAATTAAGCAGTGTTTGTAACAAAGAATCTTGTTGGTTAAAGCAAAAATTTGTGGATGGAAAACTAAATAAAGAATTGGAAACATCATTTGCTCCCGTTTCTCCAAAAGAGTGGAGCAAAAATCCTAACGAATGGTTGTCAAGCACTGATATTTTAGAAGTAATGAAACAATATGAAGATAAATATAGCTGTTTTGATTTTATTGGCCCATCTCCAATTGATTTTGATACGCATAAATTATACGGCGAGTGTGTTTGGGAGGAGTTGTGTCATTTTAATGTAGAAGATGAAATAAAGAGTAAGCGATTTAAGATCGGCATTATTTTTAACTTGGACCCACACTATAAAGGCGGATCTCACTGGGTTTCAATGTTTATAAATATTAAAAAGGGAGAGATATTTTTCTTTGATAGTGCAGGCGACAAAGCGCCCAAACAGGTCATGAAGTTAGTAAATAGAGTGATAAAACAAGGGAACCAATTAAAGGTTCCAATTCGTTTTAAGTTTGACCAAAATGCGCCAGTTGAACATCAATATGGGGATACTGAATGTGGTATTTATTCATTATATTTTATTGCGCATATGCTAGAAGATAGACACGATAGCAGTTACTTTAAGACTCACATTATGAATGATAAATATATGGAACAATTCAGAAGGGTGTATTTTAATAACGAACTGTAATAAAACGATAAAAAGTATATAAATAATATTTATTAAATTAATTATATACAAAAATGACAACACCAGTAAATATAGATTTCATTACAACCGAAAATATTGAAATGCTATGGGAAATAATTTTGGATGATATTAAAGATAAATTTAGAACGAAAGAACACGTTGCACACGCCAGAGGGTTTTATATAAATCAAGCTAGGATTTTCTTTGAAAGAGAGAAATCAATCAATCAAAATTTGATTCAAATGAATAAAAATTTTATTACGCAAATAATGGCAAGTTTTAGTAGTTTAAAACAGCAACCTCATCAATCTCAACAACAGCCTCAACAACCACAAAAAATAAATATCTTAAATAGCGCACCGGATGATAAAGGGCATTTTACAATTGAGGATTTACATAGCGAGCGCATGAATGCATTTGAAAAATCATTGGCTGAAAAACAAAACGATTTTAATAATGCAATGACAATACCCGTTCCAGAAGCTCCCAATTTCAATGATGGTAAATTGGATGAGCCAATTGGCGGATCAATGAGTGAATTAATTGCGAGAACATTGGCTCAGCGAAATTTTGATATGGAAGAAATTCACAAAGGTGCAAATAAAGAAGACGTTGCAAAATGGTTGAAACCGAAGGAAACATCTACAAAGGTTGAAAAAGTGCAACAACACGAGAATCATAAAATTCAAATGGATCAAAAACAAATACAATATCAATATGCTCATCAAGAACCGCCAAAATTAATACAAATAGGACAAGTTTTAGAAAACGCCGACGTAAAATATGACGCATTGGCTCAGCCTGTTTCAAAAGTTGATAGAAAACAAATATCGTGGGGCACAAATTCGGAATACGAATCAACCGAACTAAATGGTATTAGATTAAATATACAAGAAATACCAGTTCAAAAAGGGGTTGATAATATTTTTTCAAAATTAAAATATGTCAAAGAGGAAGAAAATTCATATGATGTAAAAACAGAAATAAAAAATATGAATGACAGGATTAATAACTTGGATGAAAAATTGAATCAACTTTTAGAAATTATTGGCAAAAAGCAAAACCAACATTAAAGTCACTATATAAAGGGTATAAATATAAATATAATATAGAGAATAGCATGGGTAGTTTGTTTGCATTTTTATTGATATCAATTATATGTTCAACGCGTATAACTGGATTATTGTTTCCATGTCACGCAAATAAATGTATAAAAAGATTTAATTCCCATTGTGAAAATAATGATGCATGGGACCACGGAGAAGTTGCGTGGGAGTTTGATCGTTTTTCAAACATTGACGACGAAATGTTTATTGTTAATAAAACTCATAAACCACCGTATATCGGGTTGTTAAATAATAATACTCCGCTCTATCATGTAATTAGCATGGACCAAACAAAAATTGCATCAATGTCAGTAATTATTAAAGCTACTTATAAGGAAATATTTAACACAGATGCTATTTTTGCAGTATTTAATAAAAATATAACACCGGAATTTGCGGTTATGCCTTCGGATGTGGCGATTTTTGCGATGATTACGGGATTGGTATTTACATACAATAAAACAAATAATGATGAAATGAACCGAGTTAATAAATTATATATTTTTGACCAGTCGCAAGACTATAATGCAAAATATATAAAAATAAGAAGATATATAACGATGATATTTATAATTGTAACATGTTTAACAACAAAAAATGTTCAACGCGCAGAATAATTGCGCATCATTTATATTTAAACCCTTGAAGATTTACAATGGGACATTTTTATTTTACAAGATAAAGAGTGTGTATATTACACCTTTACACGAATTGCGTGCGTCTTAATTTATTTTTCTTATTGCACCCAATGGATGCGCAATACGTTGCCTTATACATTATAACAATTACGACTATAATGTATTTTGCTGATTTTCGGTGATGAAATTATGTAAATATGTATATGTATATATAAAATACATGAGCGAAATAATAGAAGCAAGAAGATTATTGCTAGAATCAGAAATAGAAGAAATAAAAACGCAATTATTTACAGCAACAGTAGATACAAAAAAAGAACTTTCGCAAAAATTAATAAGTCTATTTTTAGCGTTACGAAGCGTTGTCCATGATCCACGGGCAGTGCCTATCAATTTACAAAATATAACAAACATATATTTAAGCGATGCGGCTTTAGACGGCGCTGATTTACGATATGCGATTTTATCAGGTTTGAATTTAACTGATGCGAATTTAGAAGGCGCGAATTTAACTGACGCAAATTTAACTGGCGCGAATTTAACTAACGCGAATTTAGGAAATGCGAATTTAACTAACGCGAATTTAGGAAATGCGAATTTAACTGGCGCGAATTTAGGAAATGCGAATTTAGAACGAGTTGGGCTAGAACGCGCGAATTTAGAAGGCGCAAATTTAGAACGCGCGAATTTAGAAGGTGCGTATTTAGAAGGCGCGAATTTAACTGGCGCGAATTTAACTGGCGCAAATTTAACTATCACGACTTTAACTGACGCGAATTTAACAGACGCGAATTTAATGGGTGCAGATTTAGAAGATGCGAATTTAATGGGTGCAGATTTAACAGATGCGAATTTAAGAAATGCGATTTTAAGATATGCGGATTTAGAACGCGCGAATTTAACAGGTGCAGATTTAACAGATGCAGATTTAACAGGCGCAAATTTAACAGATGCAGATTTAACAGGCGCAATTTTAGAACCAACCGCACCAACCGCACCAACCGCACCAATGCATGGTATAGCATTTGAAGTTCATACCGCATTTACTACATTTGAACCAAAAGAACCTAACTATCTCGGACTTATTAATCAACCCGATTTTGAGGGAGACATTTACGAGTTTATAAGAAATAAATTTACTGAAAACATAACAACATTGTTTCCTCATGACGCTAAAAAATTGGTTGATTTTAATACTGCATTTACAAAAATGGGTAAATCTATACCAGATACGAATAAGCAATTAATAGCCAAAAGCATAAGTTTTGCTTTTGAGCAAGACGACAACTTTAAACAGCAATACATAATATCTTATTTAGATGAAACGTGTAAAGCTTATGCTGGCCCAGGTGACAATATGAGTTGTGTAAAAGGAATAATAGAAAGGTTTGTTTTATGTGTTGGGAGTGCGGTTGAAATTGTTTGTAAAGATGGTTGTGAAAATGAAACTTATAAAGAACTAGATAAATTAATGAATCCAAAATTTGATATACAAGCCGCCGCATCTAGCTGGTGGGAAAACGAAGCTATAAAGCGTGACGTAATAAGGATGGATGAAGAAGGGAGAAAAGCAAATTTTATACAGTATTTGATGAATGAAGCAAAGAAAGTAGGTAGTTACAACGAAATCGTTCGTCGCGAAATAAGTGACTATTCAGATGATATCAATTATGCTTTTGCCAAATTAGTATTAGGAGGTAAGAAGCCGAGAAAAACAAGGAAATCACGAAAGACGATGAAATCAAGGAAGGCAAAGAAATCAAGGAAGTCAAAGAAAGCAAAGAAATCAAGGAAATTAGAAAACCAAAAAAAATCCTCTAAAAGTCGGCGGTTGAAACGTTGAAAAAAGAACGGATGTGGTTATTGAAACAGATATGTGAATTGTGCTACAAATATTTATAATATTTCTTATAATACTATAAATAACAAAACAATACCAAATTATTTATCAATCAACAAAAATTTATCAACTGGTTTAGACGAACCAGTAAAATCAAAATTTACACGCTATGTGAAGGGCAACCCTTGTTGATTTTTATGGCATTTTGTCCCATTTTAATTCTTCGAGGGTTTAAATGAATTATTTTTAAATATAAAACGGCTTATTGGCAATTGCTGCCATCTTCAAAACAATGAACATTATCAATTGTCCAACTACCTGGAATTGCAAAGGCACAATTTTTCTCAATACCAAGTTGGTTTTCCCCCAAAACCAATCGCATAAATCCTAATTCTCCCCAATAACTTCCCCACGAATTACGAATATTCCAATATTGTTTTCCTGTGCTTTCATCATAACCCCACCCAACAACAGAAATAATATGATTTACAAATTTGGGTTTATTAGGAACATCTAGAATACCGTTTTTGTAATCAACAATAACCTCTGCATTAATGCCGCACGCAATGGGACCATTTTTATAAATCTCGTCCATCATATTTGTTGAATCGCGAACGGCACCAAAACTGGAAATAGTCGCGTTGGGATAATATTTAATTGGGCTGCACCTCCCCCCTTTGTTGCTAAAAGTATCACACGTTCTGCAAATATTAACTGGACTACAATCAAAATTTTGCTTATTTTGACATCCTGTCTCAGAAGAGTCGCCGCTACAGGCTTGATAAACCATACAATCTTCGTAGGGGATTGATCCGTAATCATGAATAGCTTTGTATGCTGCAAGATGATCTCCGCCATTACAGCTTCCACCCATTTGGCAGTTTAATATAAATTGAATGCTTAAATTTATATCCGGATATGCAGCTTTGCGCATTATTTTTATTCTGTCAGCTAAAGCGCTAACACTTCCGTGCGCCCAACAACTCCCACAATAAACGGGAATATGTTGATTTAAATTTTTGGTTAAATAATTAATTCCATCTACTTTGCTCCAAGAAAAGGATTTTGGTAGATCATTAACTGCTGAGCGAGCAACAATATGTTTATCAAAGTCTAATATGGGAATATATTCAGTCATCCTTGAAACAACCCCCATAATTCCAGTAAAGAATAGTATATATCCAAACATCTTTATAATATATAGGGTATAAAATTATTTAAATTAAAATTTATTTTTATGTATAATTAATTGCATCTACCGGAGATGTATCCTTTTTATAACTCCGATATGTTCCAAAAATTATATCAAAAATAGGAAATAATATGCAATAATTGCAATTCAAAAATTTGTGATGAATGCTATGATGCGACCAATATAATTCTGAATGCGATAAATAAGAAGATGTAATGTATATATATAGAATTATCAATTGTTCATAAACGGATATATTTATAAAAATAATTGGCACCCCGATTGAAACAATTGATGCTAGGTCATCTAATTCTGTTAAAAAAAACGTGTCAAATGGATATACAATAACATTCATATGATGTTTTTTATGAACATTCACGTAATAATATTTATGAATAATTCTATGATATATATAATAGTTTGCCTCAATAAGCACACAATATAAACACATTGAATATAATGATTCCACCCAAGTGTGTTGTCCATATGGAATTATATTATCAGAAACGAAATACATAAGTCCTGTGGATTGAAATATTAATAAAGGGATGTTCCTTATATATTCATTAATTCTGGTCATCCTTTTTTCATTGCTAAACGTAGGATTCGTGAATGGGTAACCATTTGCATAACAAATAAAAAAGGTAGTTATTGTAGAAATTGAAAATGCAGACACGATCACGCCAAATGAAACCAATACATTCATTTTTATAATAATAATACTATTATAAAAATATACTATTTAATTTATTTCCGATTATATTTAAAATTGCAATTAAAAATAAAAAAAAATTGACCACAATATAAGCATTTAAGTATATAGTAAATACAATCAAATCTTTAATCAAAATACAAAATGAATCTATTTATTCTCTCGTGGAATTTCAAAGAGTGTGCAGAATACTTGTTTGATAAGCATGTTAGCAAAATTATGTTAGAAATTGTTCAGATGCTATGCACCGCCATTCACATTGTTGATCCAGACAATGAAATAAGTAGTAAAATAAAAATCTATAAAATTGCTCACAAAAATCATCCAGTTACTATTTGGATGCGAACATCACAAGATAATTATATGTGGGCATTAAATTTGGTTGATGCCATGCATAATGAATGGAAATATCGTTATGACCATCCTGCCGAAAAAATGCACAAATCTTTCATTGTTGCAACGTATTTGAAACAGTATGTTCCATCTGCCGACAAATTTCCTAGCACAGGATTAACACCATTTGCTCTTGCCATGCCAGTTGAATGTAAATGTGAAGATCCTATTGAATCTTATCGCAAATATTATCAAACCCCAGACAAACAAAAAATTGCTTCATGGAAGAAGAGAGAAAAGCCCGCATGGTATCAATTCACGATAAATAAATAAAAATTAAAACCCCAATAAAAATTAAATCTTTCTAATAACAACTCCTGCCGATGTTTGCTCTGTAGTGGCAACTAATACGGGGTCTATTTGAGGATTTTCTAATGCTCTATAATAACTGTCCAAGTCATATAAATTTCCACGAATTTTGTCCAATTTACGATAAATGTATGTTTTTCCGCGGAATTCATACGGTTTTCCTCGCCACTCAATACTTTTTTTATTCATTTTTGCTGCAGTGTCTGGTTCTTCCTTTTTATAACTAGGAACATATGAAAATGATGTGGCTGATGGCTCGCCAAATTGAACGCAATTTAGCTGTTCTTTTGTGCCGCGTTTTGAATAAACTGCGCAATCAATTGATGCCTCTTTTATAGCAGTAATTAATTTGGTGCTGACTTCTTCTTTG